TGGTAAATCTTGCCTGATTCTGCTGAGCCTGCTGCTGAGATTCATCCACAAAAGCAGATGCGTCAGACTGCTTCATCTGCTCGATCAGATCGTTCAGGCCAAGGATTTTACCGTCTTTCAGTTTAAGACCTGCTTCTTTGATGTCTGCCATGACTGATTTCTTTGCCGCTTCGCTGGAAAACTTAACGTCATCGAGTGCCGCTTTCAGAGCATCCGAGAAATCACGGTCGTAGATTTTTGCATTGAATTCTTTCTCTGCATCTGCCGCTTTCTGTTTCCAAGTCTCTAACTCGCTTTTAATATTTGCCGGGTCGATACCGTCAAAACTTTTTAAGGTTTCTTCTGCTGTCTCAGCACGTACTTTCCAGTCATCACGTTCTCCCTCGACTTTTGACAGAGTTTTTGCAACTTCCTTTGCATTCTTGTAATTCTCAGAGAGTACTTTCTTTACATCTGCCTGTTTATCCTCCGGGATTTCAATTCCAAACGATTTTAAAGTGTCAATAAGTTTCTGCATAACATCCTCCTGGTCGTGTTTATTGACCTGCCGCCGCAGGTAAATGGATTAAGCCAGTTAGACCACTGGCAAGGTAATCGGAAAGGCAGGAATCGAACCTGCGACCTCACATTTACAGTGCGATCTACCACTGAGCTACATTCCATGCCGCCTATAACGGCCAACCCTCTAAAAAGAAACTGGGGTGAATTTCACTTCTTTCGCTATAGCGTAAATCCACCTGAGACATAGACCACCTGTATACAAACAGCTTAACTCTAAGCGGATTAAAGCGGAGCGCCCGGAATCGAACCGGAGACCAGAGTGCGACTCTGTCAGTTTTCCACTAGCGTACATTCCACACAACCCGGATTCCCGGGTTAGCAAGGTGTTTAACGTGTCATGCCTGCCACGAGTTGTTTCGGATATTTATTTCTTTTTTAAAAGAAAAGTATGAATAACAAAAACCTTAATCAAGGAGGTGAGCCATCTTGCGTGCCAGATGGCAAATACGCACGACAGGATTCGAACCTGTTCAACTTTCCGTTAAAGCGTGCGTACCAGCTACTAAATTAAAGGAAGGAGGATTAAAACGAAAATGTCAAAAACAACCGTTTTACTTGTGCTTCCTGCTGCACAATTACATTATAACAGATTTCTTTTAACTACCTCTCTACCACTTTTGTGTTTTTAGAGCATATCACGGAGTTTTTCTACGTATCTCTTGACAAGATCACGTTCTTCCCGGCACTCTGCATCCTTGGACATATCACTCATTTCTGTTGTAAGTTCGTCCAGATGTTCTTCCAATGCGGCGAGCATCTTTCTTTTGCAGTCTTCAGACTTGCCGGAACGATAGCTCTGTTTCTGTGTCATATAGTCGTCATAAGCATCTCGTCCGTCAGAGCGGCTGTAATGTCCTCTAACATAATGCTCACCACGTCTGGCATAAGAACTGCCTCGGTCATAATCCGGCATCATTCTGCCGTCATTTGCGCTGTATCTCCCCATGCTGTCGCGCTTTCTTCCACGTTCGCTGTAATCGTCATTGTATCCGCCACGCATCTCATCAAGGACAGTGTTATAGTACTCCACTTTCTTGTCCCAGTACTGCGTGTTCTTTATGTCTTTGTACATATCAATCAGTTTGTATGTCATTTCCAGATTTCCAGTGGTCAGTCCATTATCAGCGATTTTGGACAGTTCGTCTTCAATTCTTGCACATAAGTCTTTAATGTCTCTCATAATCGCACCTCCTACGCTTCTCTGGTCACAACAATATTTGCGTTCGCAACAGATATTGCCTGATCGCTTGTGTTCTCTACTGCGATATTAACGCAACATCCGCGAGGCACATCAATATAGATACCTGCGGACACATTATTGTACTGATTTACTGCTGCCGGTGTGGAAATCATCTGAGAAGAAAGAACCGGCTCACCAGAAATTGCAATAGCCAGTGAGATAGCTCCGACAGTACCGCCTGTTGGAATTGCGATATTACCAGAAAAATCCACGAAGAATCTCGCTTTACACTGGTTAGTCAGTCCTCTTAGAGTGATGATTCCACTTCCCTCTCTGTGCTGAATGCAGTTAGAACCTTTAACTGCTGTGTTTGAAAATACTACGTTTCCATTTGCTGCTACAGTCTGAGCAGCCACATTTGTAAATTCTGCCATAAAAATACTCCTTTCATATCACAAAAGGACAGGTCTCAGCCTGCCCCTCTGTGTAATAACGGCATAAGCCGACATCCGAAATCAATCGAAAGATACTCTCGATATGAAGTTATCAGCAATTGCATCCGGTGTTGCATCCGCATCCACATCCGTAATATGTGTTCGGGTTAGGAACCTGATATGCCGGAATCGGTGCTGGATTGATTGCATTAATGAGCTGCTGTGTCTGAGAAGCCATTGCAGTTGTGAGAAGTGCGCTCTGGCGATCCTGAGATGCAGCACGTCTGAGATCATTATTCTCAGCCTGCAGACTAGAAATCTTTTCATTGCAAAGATAGTCAAGAATGGCTCTTGTTCCTGCATTCTGGTTATCAATGATGTCTCTTGTGTTACTGTTCATGGTGTTCTGCAATGCACAGGTGTTCTGTGCCATATTGTAGTTCACGCCCTGGATAGCTTCCCGGGTCTCGCAGCAACAGTTCGCAAGCTGAGCCTGTAAAGCATTTGTATTCTGCATGTTTGCTACAGTATCAGCATTGATTGCCTGCTGGATTCCAAAGCCGGTCTGCATGATGTTTGTATTGATTCCGTTAAAACCGGTAAGCATACCGTTATTCATGGCATAGAATCCATCACACAGGCCACTATTGATTCCGTCAAGTTTGCTGATTACTGCGGAATTGTCAAATCCTCTCTGAATGTCTGCCTGAGTAGCTGCTGTGGCTGCATATCCACCGCCATTGCCGTTATTACCCCAGCCGTTGTTTCCCCATCCAAAGAAAGCAAAAATGAATAAAACAATAATCCACCAGCTACCATCTCCGCCAAACATGCCGTCATTATTTCTACCGTTTCCAGTAGCAGCGGCAATATCTGCTAAGCTATAATTTCCATCCATAATATAATCTCCTTTTTGTGTATTTACATCAATCTGGCCAGATTGTAATGTACTATTTCATTCCTTTCAACATGTGTTGAAACTGTCCTGCCATCTGCTGAACCTGATTAAGCTGCTGCTGAGAAATCTTTCCAGACTGCAACATTTTCTCAACTTCTGCTTTCGGGTCTCCCTTAAAATTCTGTTTAAACTGCATAAACTGCTGCATCATCTGCATTGGCCCGTTTCCCTGTGGCATCCCACCACCGAGGGCATTGAATAATGGATTACTCATCTGCGTTTCCTCCCTTGACTGCTGATTCCTGCACGGTATTAGCCCTAACAGGTTCAGAAAAAGAATTTAATCGGTTTATGATAGCTTCGTATTTACCCTTTAAATCGTCGTATTCCTGTCTGGTGACATATTTACTGTCCATGTTCTGAACAGGCTGCTTAGGTGGCATCTGAGTGCCTACTTCATGGTATTCAAACGTCCGTAATGGTTGTGGCATACCAGAAGCGTCTGTAGATTTTATGTAGAACTTTTCGCTCTCTGAATCCATCAGTAAAACACTTGTCCCAGGTGCTACTAGATAGGATTTTGCACCGACTTCGCCAGATACCCACAGGATACCATTGTTATTCTGTTGCGGTTGTTGCGCTGGTTGAACTGGCATCTGGACAGGCTGTTGCTGGAACTGGTTCATCTGTCCCGGAACACCAAAACTATATTGATAAGGATTGTTATATAATGCCATCTTATGCACCGCCTTTCTGATTATATTTTTGCATAGATGTATCAATCTAAAAAGTTCAAAAAAGTATCGAAAAAGTATTGACGCACCACCAAATTGGTGGTATTATATAATCATCAAAGGAACGGAGGAAAACAAAATGAAAAAATATAACTTATCAAACATTATGAAAAGAGCATGGGAACTGGTTAAAAAGTCAGCATTAACTATATCCTCCGGTCTTAAGAAAGCATGGGAGGAAGCGAAAACAATGGAACAAAAATTAGTTGAACTCGTCGGAAGTCCAAAACAGATTGCATGGGCTGAAGATATAAGAAAAAACATGATTTCATATTTATCTGCTCTCGTTAGAAAATACGAAGCCGAAGACAGACCTGCTCGTGCAGAAAAAAGAGCTAAAGATATGGAGATTCTTAGCAACATCAAAGAAGCTTCATGGTTTATCAAAAATCGCAGTTATGCCGTATATTCTACAAATTATGATTCAAACGATTTAAGCGAATTAATGGCGAACCGAAATGAAATGAATTTATATGAGCGTATACATAAATATGTCAAAGAGCATTGATAGAAATGAGGACGAAATGTATGTATAGATATAATCAATCTGAATTTGAATCCATGATGGATGAATTAATGCATGATTTCAAGAAAGGCTGTGGAAAATCTGAAGCCGAACTTGATGTAGCTTACAAAATCTTAAATCCCTCTCCTGTCGGTGGGTTTGTCGACAGCCTCGTTAAAATGGATAAAGATTATAGCACGAATCTATGGGAGATCAAGCGAAAACAGATCAAAAGTTTTATACCTGAATGCGACGGATACCAGTTAGACGATATCGTGGCCTATTGCCGTGCGAAATTCTTTAAAGAAGAAGTCGATCGTATCATATATGATAATTCTATTGCTGAAGAATGTGATGTTTGTGTATATGCGGACGGTACTATATTAAGTCCGGAATGGCCATATTTATGTGCAAAGGTGTATGTCAGCATTACATGGATCGACGAAGGCAAAACCAGTTATACCCGTATTTTCCCATCCGCGGTAGGATTCATGTCTTACAAAACAAAAGGATCTATGGAAGATGATCTGAAGCAAAAAGAAAATATGTCCACTATGGAAATGCGTGAACACTTAAAGATATCCCGAGCAGAATTCTCAAGGAGGTACAACATACCGGTTAGAACGCTCGAAAACTGGGAATCCGGAAAAAGCAAATGTCCGGATTATGTGAGACAGCTGTTAGAGCGAGCTGTCTTGGAAGATTGTGAGAAATAAAAAAGGAGAGGGTAGAAATATCCTCTCCATATTTTTAACACACTTTAATTATTTTATTATTCACCCTCCGGCTTAATCGTTTCGCCGTAGATATGCTCACGTTCATTTTCTCAGCACAATATTCAAGCGTATATTCCTTACATCTCAGCCGGAACAGTCTTTCTTCGTCCGGTGTAAAATTACACTCTGCCAAGAACCTGTCTATATCTTTCTTTGTGAACACATATAATTTCATGAGCATACCCCTTACTAATGCTAACGCTGATTCTGTGCAAGATAATTTGTAAGCTTCTGTTTTGTTTTTTTTAATTCCTCGACGTTATTCCCACTGATCTGGCTGTCCAACATGGTCGACAACACTTCCAGAATTAATGAATCTCGTTCTGCGATTCTCCGAAGGCTTTCATAGTCTCGTCTATCATGTTCTTCCAGTGTCTCTACTCGTTTATTAAGTCGAAACGCCGGTGTAATCCATTTAAAGATTACGGCTGCCGCTCCTCCAATAATAGACACTCCTCCGCAGATAGAGAGGAATATTTGTACAAATTCTGATATGCTCATTTAGTTACTCCTTTTCCCAGTAATATACTGGGATCTCATTACCGCTATTCCATGTATCAAAATATTTTCCCTCTTGTACTGTCACTACATGGCCATCTATGCAGAGAATATATGTACCTGTCGGATGGTCTGTACAAAAGTCATTGACTGTATAGATATATCGCTCTGACTGTTCTATCAGTTTGCGCCTGTATCCATGCTTATAAAGGTACGCTCCCCAGACATAATTTGCGCTCGGCATATCTGACAGAGTACATGCCTGTATCATTAATCCGGCGAATACTGTTTCCCAGTCGAAGCCAGTTGCTTTACATATTGCCCGGACAACGCAATCTCCTGTTCTCTTATCCTTAACAGGATTTGGATTGAAATATTCCCATCTATCCATCAGTCAATCCCCTTTGCTGTTTTATAGCGTTTTGCCGCTCCTCTGGCTTTAGCGGCGTTCTGGCGGTTCCACTTCGCGATCATGAGCCGGTCTTGCAGTTCCCTCAGATCGTTCTGCTTGCAGTAATCTTTGTATGCAGCATTTTGTTTTTGGAGAAGAAAAGACTTCCGGTCAAGGTCTTGCTGAAGTGCGAACCTTGTCTGTTCATCCTTACAGTTATCAACCGCCGCTTGCAGTCCAAGGACTTCACGCTTCGTCTTGCGGATTCTCCGTTCATAAGTACGTTGCCGCTGTTCTTTTTCGTACTGTTTACCTTTGTTGGCTTTATCCTGTGCTGATAATTCCGCATAGGGATTAAATTCCCCATCACTGGCTCCAAAACTATGCCGACAGTTGACTCCTGACAGTCCGCTTGCCGTTCCATATCCAGTCAATGAGAATGGTGGAAATTTCTTACTCTTGCCAGAACGAGAGTATATCTTGCCTTGCCAAAACGAGTGATTTCCCGGATTCTCGCCGCCATCACCTGTTCTGGCTCCCATGTGGGCACTGACCAGAACTAAATCCCAGTCCATTTCTTCCATGCGTTTGAGGGATATATCTCCAGTAGCCTGAGCCACACCAGTTCTGACAGAACGTGCGACTGCTGTTTCAATTGTATCTTTTCTGCAAGATGGATATGTGACAGTAACACCATCACTCACAACGTTATTAACTGCCTCTTTGATGGCTTGCGTATATCCAACTGCCCCAGTCATTACATGATTATATGCAAGGTCACATTGCTCGATATAGAGCCTTTGAGCGGCACTTGCAGTTGTTCTTGTAAAGTTCTTCCACTCACCCATGGTTGCAAGCATATTCCGCTCCATGAGTCTTATCATAGCTGGTGACTGTTCGAGCGGTACAGGGCTTAATCCTGCCGCCTTGTATATCTTGTCATCGTAGTTCATCGCAGTGATACCGGCATCTTCAAACACTTCAAGAAGTTCCTGCCGTTCGCGTTTGGTGTATCTGGATAATTCTGCCAGAATGTCCTCTAGCAGTTCACCCGATTCCTGTAGTGTTCTGATTCTCCACGTATCGGTATTGGTCAGAATATAATCCTCACCTCTACCAATTCTTGCCATCATTCTCGACACAATCTCAGAGATGATATACTGATGTAGTTCTTCGGCAATCTGCTCACTGCCCTCTGTTATCCGGCGTAAATATTCTGGGCTAAGCATAGTATATCACCTCTTTCGTCAAAAGTCGTGGTACATGTTTTGGTTTTTTTGTTGGTTAACTAAAGCCCTCTTTACTTAACTGAAATGAATTTTATATGTCTCATCTTTTTTATGCTGCTACTAACAAATATCAATTTGTTTTGATTTATCATCAAGTTCTACTCCATTTGTTCCACAACAATACGATTCAATCATAACTCTATAATCTCCTCTTCCTGATTCGATTATTTTTTCAAGAACAGCATGTAGCTGAGAAACCGTCATATTCTCCTCAAAGCAAGCCACATTATACATAAAATCCTCTTTAAAACCAAACATTTTATTCCCTCTTTTTACAATTTTATTTTCATATGCTATAATTCGCCTTTAGTTAATTAACTGTTGTTGTCAACATACACATTTGGAACATCATTATTATTGATGCTCAACATATGGATATTATTGGCTCTTATATTCAAATCACCAGTATTGCCTTTGATAGTTACATTCTTTGCCATTTTTGTTAAAGGACTACCAGACGAATTAACATACATACTAGATGTATCTAATACTGGGAACGCATCTATAAACATTTCGTCAGAATCTACACTACAACTAAGAATATTATCGAGAATACTGATATTCATACAATTATATCGTTGTTTATCAGAAATACCGTTAAACGTTGCCCATGTAGCAGTATTACCCCATCTTACACTTCCACATTTTATTATTCCATCAATTATTTCCGTCTCCTGTTTGAAAATATTCCCCTTTACTGATACATTTCTTGCACAAGAAACTTCTATCGCCCGTCCTAAAACATTGTGGAAAATGTTGTTTTCGATTTTTATATTATCGTACCAGTCAACCACATTATTAATCAAAGTTCCACCAAAATGTATTCCTACTGGTCTGTATAAGTAACAATTATCTTTGCCACTTGGCTCAAACACGCAATCTTTTATAACAATATTTTTTGTACACTCGTTATGTCCGTTTTCTGTACAAATAGATAGATTAATTCCACTTGCTAAATCAATTTGTATCATTTCGAAATTTCCGTATTTATTCGGCTTTTGCGATGGATTAAAAAATGTACCTCTAAATGTACAACCTTGTATTAATATATTTTGTGTTCCTGATATATCAAATAGGTGATTGCTCTGCATTAATTCTTCGAAAGTAGCATTTATAATAGTCACGCCACCCATTTTTGTTAATTGAAAACCTGTGCTTATACTGTCTCCAGAAACATCAAAAGGTCTTGTAGTTGTCCAATGACCGCCGATTATTTTAAATGTGCCTAAAGAATAAGGTGGAATATCCGCCCCAGATATGTTAAATGTTGTATAAACCGGACTGGAATTAATAATCATTTCTACACCATCTGCGCATCTAAAAGTCACATTTCCTTTTTTATGATTGATAGTATTAGAAAAGAGATACTTTCCTTTTGGGAAATAAATCTCAACATCGTCCGCTTCCAATTTATTTATAAGCATTTGCACATCCCTAGACACGTCTGTATTCCCGGTATTGTCAACAAGCAATGAATGTATATTTTTTTGTGTAAACCCATCAATAACACTTAATATTGTTAAACTCATTTTTTTTATATAACATACATCCGTCGTTTTTTCCGCATACATACGGAGATATGCATATTTTTTTCCAAACTTAGGATATTCAACTGTACTATAATGATCTTTGACTGCAACAGTAATATCCTGTACGGCAACCTTGCTTTCGTCACATAAATATGTTTGATACGAGCCATCTGATAGTGTCGGGAAATAAAACAACATTGTGTCACCTTGACTATATAAATTAAGTGGAATGAACCAAGTATGCTTTGCATGGTACAATTCGGTTTTGACAGTCTCAAGTGTTTTTAAAAATTTGTCGCCATATATTGTTTCTGTTACATAAGTTGTATCTTCCTTTAGCGAATTAGTTTCCGTTTTCAATGAAGCAATGTCTGTCTTGTTCTGCTCGATCTGCTGTGCCTGTTCTGTCGTAGCTCCGGGTTTGACTGGATTCTTTTCAAGGTACTCATTTACTGCATTCTTAATTTCTTCCGGCGAAATCTCCCCACCAATTCCTTTTAAGCATAATTCGTATAAATACTGCTCTTTTCTCGTGATTGGCTTTGGAATTCCACCTGTATAATCACCTGTCAAGTGCGCAAGATATTCTTCTTCCCTTGTTACTGGTTTATCTGCCATCTTTTTACTCCTCTCCGAATAATGTTGGTTCGTCTGGCTGAGCTTCTTCGACCATTGCTTTCGCTTCTTCCTCAGTCATTCCCTCAAATTTCACAAAATACAGCCATGCCGGAACCTTGCCAGTGGTCACATACTGCCACCACCTTGCACGGTCATTTTCCCTGACGTAGAGAATGTCTCCGAAATCATAATTAACTTCATAGGCTCCGACAGGTGCAAGTCCGTACAGGTCAGCGTAAACGTTCAGTGCGTAGATTACTTCATCCAAACAGGATTCCAGCTTGTCCCTCACGTCTTTAATGAATTGCACTGTCCTCTGCTGTTCTGCTTCTACGCCCGTAGCCGTCTGAATACCGCTAGATTCGTTGAAAACAAAGTACCCGTTAGAGAATCCAATCTTATATCCTAACTGGCTTAAAAGGGCATTTATGCCGGCTATACGGGTATCTGTGTTGAGCTGTGGATTGATTTCTTGGTAGAATTCTTTTTCGTCCTGTCCGAATACATTCTTGACAAAGTGCGGTAATCTCATCTCGTTCCGTCTGTTCTCCATGCCCTGTGGTGACATAGCTGACACAGGTGTGCCACTTGGCATCAGCAGTCTATCATCTGCCAGAACAATCTTCTGAGAATCGAAAATTTCTCCGGCGTTACGGCTGTATGCAATGTCGAGGTCTTTTAATTCTTCGATAGCTTCTGCAAATATCGGAAGTCCAAGTGGTGTGCTGATGTCCACATTGTTCGCCTGTGGTGTCCGCAGTACTCCATACAACGGTCCGTCCAGCTTCTCCCCATTTGCCTTGAGAATCGGCGGTGTATCTGCCATGAGGTCAGCCCATTTGGTCTGTTTGAGGTCAATCTTATCGCCGATGCTCTGAGGAGATTTTGATACATAAGCTCTATTTGAAACGTAGTACGGATAGGTCGTTACGCCATCCACAGTGGTCTCAACAAATCTATGATATTCAAGCCTTGTGTAGTATTTCCGTCCAACAGTATAAGAATCCTTGAATATAATACCTTTAATTTCCTGGTTGTCGTAATCCACAATCATCACGTCTGCCGGAGTAAATACGTCAAGGCTCTCACCGTTTGGCTTGATAAATACTGTTCCATAAGCGCATCCATATTCTACCCAGTGACGAATCTGGAAATACACTTTGTCAATCTGTTCCTGTAGCCATGTAGCCCTTGCGGAGCCATCTATCTGAATGCCGATCGCCAATGTTGCGAGCCGAGCTGTCTCTGAGCAGACGGATTTCGCGAAATTAATCGTCTTGATGTTATTCTTGTCATCTAACCATTCCGGTACTCCCCTGTAAATGTTTGCACATTTATTAATCAACGATTCCATCTCTGGGAATTCTGCTGCCTGGATATTAAAATCCTCTTCGGCTTGTTTTTTGAAAATCATGTTAAACCACCTTTTTAGTGTTGTTATAAGTCCCATTTAGTCGTCCTCAAATTCTATCCAGTCAGCGGGAACTTCTAGGATTTTTCCATCCATGTTTACAAGTGCGAGTGTTGATAACATTGAGCCTAACTCATATCCTCCGCATTTTCCTTCCTCACCAGTAAGAAATTCTTTATATTTTAAGAATATTGCACTCTTGGAAACGCTCGTTCTTATAATGATTTCTTGCCCATTTGAAACTATTTTATTTTTTATAGTATCATTTGGATTCGTAACAAAACATTTTTTTCTCATTACGCACTATTCCCCCTTCTCATGGACAATGGACTGGTTGCGTATCTGAGAGAATCTATCCAGTGATCGTTGCCATCTGGATAATCTGCGATAACTTCTCCATTGCTATCTACTTCGTGCTCATAATTAATAATTTCCTTGTATGCTCTAGGCGTTCGTGCCGGATCAATAACTAATGTTCGGCACTGTAACCACTCAAAAGTATATTTGCGGCTTCCCGGTGTAACAATGGCCCTACGTGCTGGAAGCCCTGCATCTCGAAAGTCAATAATACTTTCTTCTTCATCAACTCCGCAAGATATTGAATAATCATCATATCCTTTTTTCTTTATCTGGTTAGCCATTTCCTTGTTTCTTATCTTGGGACCTCCAAGTTCGTCTAATAAAAAAACTTTTTCCTGATTAGGGACATAAGCTACACGGAGAAATGCTTTAGGATCTGGATACCACCCCCAGTCCTGTCCCTGGTAAATGCTTTGATACTTCTGAATCTCTTCATCTGTTATTGTCCGAATCTCCAACAGCTCAAAAATATTTGTTCCAAGTCCAACCGGAAGTCCTAAATATTCATGGTCGTAAGCTCTCTGATTTGTCTTTCTCAAATGCTCCGCATCATCAATAAATTGCTGTCCAAGCCATTCAACAGGAACTGATCTGTAATCGCTCTTATGCCTGTAGCTGTCGTCTCGTGGCTCTTCTACATACACATTCGCCCAGTTACTCCGGCTAATTGGCGGATTGAATGTCTTAAATACAACAAACTTACTGCCGCCTCGAAGGACTGACTGCTGCACTGTACGAATTTCTTCAATGCCCGAAAATTCGTCAAGTTCCTCGAACCAGAGATACTTGAAATATCCCTTGCTTGCTTTAATAGATTTAGTCTTTTTTGCCTTGTCCAGTCCTCTGAATATGATTTTCTGTCCAGTAGGCTTATAAGTGTACTGCATAGGGCTTACACTGGTGTCCCATAGTTCATTGACTCCGAGTGCGTCAATTCCCCATGCTATCTGTTCATAAACGGATTCTCGAAGTGTGTTTCCAACTTTACGGAAGATAACAGCATTTGACATTATACCGTTCTCTGCGTCCTGCATCATCAGGAAAGGAATCATTACACCTACAAAAGATGATTTAGTAGATCCGCGCCCACCATACAAATCATAATAGGTGTGTTTTCCGTCCAAAATGTCCCAGAACACATTGTAAAAGGCAGGAGCTATAATTTCATCCAGATTAATCGGATTCTCATTCATTCTGTTTCTCCGGCCTTGGAATGTTATTCACAATCGTAATCTTTCCATCTCCAGAATCATCATTTTTCTTATCAGCATCCCATCCCTTAAAATTATTTCTCAAGCTGAACTGAGCGCCATTTGAACCATCACGATCAAATAGCCTTTCCTCTGCGTACTGTTCTACTCTGGCTTTCGCGCGCGTAATCGTGTCATTAAACTCTGGTTTTGTTTGATAATTCAAAAGCGCCTGTCTGCTTGCAAATCCAAGTGCCAATGCCAATCCTGTAATCGTTGGAGGATGAACGTCTGCAAAAACTGGTGAGCCAAATTTATTAAATACCTGCTTGCCTTTGCTATCAGTCAAAGGATATCCTTTACAATCCTCAAAATATTTTTCGATTTTTTTTTCAATTTCATCCACCGTTTTATACATGGGCGGTTTTCCCATTGGCATTCCCACATTCTCACCTCCAAACATAAAACACCCTAGCATAGTTATAGTTATATATACTATAATACCATACTAGGGCGTACGTAGCTCTCTACCACTTTTATAATTTTTTAAGTTTTTTTAAAGTCTGCCAATCAATTTGGCCAGATGATAGTATTCCGCCATGACCTTACGTTTATAACCGTAGAAGTCAGTCTCCGTTGCAGGAACCGTTCTGATCTTCTCCATTGTCCGATAGCCGATGCTGTTCACGATGCTGTCATAGATTTGTGATTCGATTCCGGGTGCATATTTGATAGATACCTGCAGCAGATTGTATTTATCGCTTTCGCTAAGATTCCGCAAGTGACTTTGTAATGTTGGTATATCGTCCGGCGGCACTCCGTAATCAATCAACGTCGCATTTCTCAACTTCATTTATTTCACCTTCTTCATTCAAACTCCAGTCACATGGCATGCCTTGAAAACATTCTGGACAGTGTTCGTAGAATCCGCAGCCTTTGCAATTCATTGGCTGTCCAGTACAATATTGTTGTAGCACGTGGTATGCTGATATAGCAAGGTTTAGCGTTATGTCTGGTGCAGGTTTGTTTGACATAGTTATCACTCCTCCACTCCAAACATTTTTCTCAAATTATGCTGACAACCTTTTGCCACCTTTTCGAGGTTTTCATAACATGGTCTCAGTGTGCATCTTTCTTTATATCCATCGCATTTAGCACCGAATAAGATATAGTTTCTACATATACCATCTTGACTAGCACAACATTTATTCATTTTGAATCTCCTCCAACTTCTTCTTAGCTTCTTCACGGGTGAGGAATACGGTTTTACCAAATTGGTTAGCATAAAAGCTTACATTTATAGACGAAAGACAAGTTGGACGCACATAATATTCTTTTTTACTATCACATTCGTATTCACATCCACTACAACTGTATTCATCAAATCTTGATCCACATTTCGAACAAATCGTCCATCTGGAAGATATGAGGTATATTTCTGCGTTCTTATTAGCTGGCAGTCTCACAAGCAATCCCTGTTCTTCTAAGTCTTCATAAACAGCAAGTTTCGTAAGAATTTTATCCGCAAACGGTTTTAATAATCCATCCGTAATTTCTTCTTTTGCAACTCCTGTACCATCAACATTTCTTTCTCTTTCTGTTAATCTCTCCATCTACTTCACCTCTTCCATCTGACTTTCTACAGTATCTGCAAGCAACTTCAAGGACTCAATAAATGGTTCCGTCAATGCTGTTCTGTCTGGGTATTTAGTGAATGTTCTGACAAGTTTTACTGCATCCTTGATTTTTTCTTCATCTTTGACGATTTCGGACGCTTCGCACAATATCCTTTCATTGTCTCTGCAAGTGACCATCTTGCTACTATAAAAATTCAATATGTTTGGAATTGGAATTTCGACAGGGTTTAAATGGTTTACTCTCGCCCATGTGAATCCCTGAAGCTTTGCCATTTTCAGAACACTCAAATATTCTTCCTGTGTCTTTACAAACACGATTTTTCCAGTTAAAATAATCATTTCTCCACCTCTTATCGCTTACTTTTTATCGCTTGTTTTCATCGCTTGTTTCTGTAATTTCTCTCAAGCAGGCATTCCAACCAACCGCAATAATATCTTTTTGTGATTCTACATTGTCATTCGGAACGATATACTCTTTTTTCTCCGGCAATGGTTTCAATGGACACCATTCAGGTCTTGATTTGCTTTCGCAATCATAATGTTCTTCTGTCATCAGAATTACATCATAGTCTAAACAGTCAGCTAATTCACAATAACCCACACATTCAAGTTCACCGCAGTATGAAGTTCCGAACGGGCAATCATAATAATTGTTGGTGTATCAATCACTAATACTGATTTACTCATCTTCTCCTACCTCTTTTCTGTAAGAATGCTCCGTACTGTGCAGGACTGATAACATCAATTTTTCTTCTGTCAGCCTGATAATATCCAGCTCTTCCATTCTTTTTATTTTCTTCTCTTGTGAACATAGTGGAAATGTCTTTGCCTTTACTCATTTAATTCCACCACCTTTCACAATTTCATCAATTGTTGTATCTCCTTCTATGCAATATTTTTCAAATAAATAATTCTCCATCTGCTCAATAACCTTATCCACATCAAAAGCTGTCGACTGCTCGTCAATAACTGCACCTATTGCAAAATCCATATCCGAACCTCCAAGAGAATCAATTATTTTGTCTGCATCAATTAACCGCATTTTTATTCCTCCCACACTCCCAACAACCTCATCCGCTCATACAGTACAGCGACGGTCTTGCGCCTGTATCCGTAGAAATCCTTCGGGTTCATTGGGATATATCTTTCTTTGCTGATTTTCCTGTAGCTTTTCCGGTGTAGGATATTCTCGATAACCATATCCGCTATCACCGTGTTTTTTGGGCAAGCTGACAAGGCAGCACTGGAAAGCAGGTATCCGTACTCTGCCGGGAAGTCTTTCAGCATCGTATTCAGTTTTTCAATGTCCTCTGCTGGAATACCGTAGTCTTTCAGCTTTTTGTTCCTTGTCAACATACCATTCTCCTTTCTATTTGTCTGAGTGGTGTTTATCGTACATGATCGCTACGCATACAAGACCGACCACTCCGACTATGATTCCAAGGGCGAATCCTAATAAGAATGTAATCATGTCTCTTCCTCCTTTTCGAAAATTGGTACTTCCATCTTTAGTCCTCCTCAAAATAAAATCTCACTGGCTCATCAGAATATTTTATGATTCCAAATCTGACCCCGACTTGAAATGGAACGCTATCTCTCTTTAATCTTTTAGGAATCTGATATACGTATTCTCTGAACTGCTCTAAATCAAGAGCGGCTTTGTAATGATTACAGCTTCTACATGCTGGAAGCATATTCGAAATGTCATCGTTCCCTCCTACTCTTAGTGGTTTTATATGGTCTACTTGCATATCTTTATAGTCAAGTACACATCCGCAATATGCACAATGTCCATTGCATTTCTTATACGCTTGCTCTCTCGTAGATTTTGAAATTCTTTTCCTTTTCATCTCATTTGTCATGCTTTCACCTCACTATCCTCTGGCATCTGAAAGACCACTGATTCTCTTATTAATTCCGTATAATCTTTTAGCACTTTAATTCCAGCAGCTACGCTTTCAGGAGTATCATAACTTCCCGTGTACGTCGCACCAGCTAATCCTGTACTGATGATTTTTGATGCTTCGAATTTCATATAGGCTTCCTGAATCATATCTAGTACTTTCATGGCTTTTGCTTTGGTGGAATATTCTCCGAGCAAGCAGCACCAACTCATATCTCTTCTTGCACTTATTACTCCACCCGAAACTTCGATATCGAATAAAAGTTCAAGTGTAGCTAAAACTTCCTTATTCTGACTTCTGATTAACATTTTGCGTCCTCCTCGTTGTTCGCTCTTTTATTCCATGCTTCTATTGCATATTCGGGATTGTTATAATGTCCTGTACCGCAAAGACAGTTACCGCATCTTACAAGATACTGAGCATTACCTAAATATCCCATTTCATCATCGGTAAAAATTTGCGCCTCTTCTCCACAAAACGGACAAGGTTTTAATTTCTCCATTTTCATCCTCACTTTCCCCATGTAAGCAACTGACACGCTATTGTGCAGTCCTCCATGATTTCTGTATTATTTATGTATCAATTCACCATTCTAATTTTGATACAACCTCGGTTTGCCGAGGATTCGTTATCACTTTCTGTATCTGTCTAAAATTTCCATTATTTTTTCTGCGTAATCCGCCATTTCGAGAATGTCTTCATCTCTAAGATGTCTCAGTCCAGGTACGTTCCTGAACTGGTCAAGTTTATATATTGCATTTTTTATCTTCACGAACTTCTCTGCCAACTCTGTTTCTTTCTTGGCGTTATTGTCATATTCGTAGAATATTTCGTATTTATCATGTTCTCCGAACTGGTCTGTCTCGATTTTGGTTCTCTTTGTGGTGATTTTTACAATCGTCGCCGGATAAATACGTCTGTGTCGGAAGCTGGTTCCCCACCCACATCTTACTTCCCTGGCAATTCCAACGGTATCTCCTACCTTTAAATCGTCTCTGCTGATTTCTTTTAACATAATTTTCATTTCTCATCCTCACTTTCATTTAGCCAAATGCTACCTGTCCGTTATTCTGCATGACTTTTCATTTCTCCTGAAAAGCTTAATTCAATTCCCAGTTCTTCCTTGATAGCCTGCACATAATCAATCCATTCAGCCAAGCCCTGGTCGATATAGTCCGAAGCTTTGTCCATGCCTGCCATGAACTTCTGGCATCTTTTCTGACCGAATCCAAATTCATCATGCAGGACAGCTATTGCCATGATCACGCAGCATTCAGATACAATCTGTTTGATCTTCTCAGATGCTTTGTCCAGGTCCTTTCTTGCCAGGGAAGTATGTATTCCTGTTACTCCCCTGAATCTGCATTCCTTTTCGAGGGCTTCAAGACCGCCCTCTCTGGTGATTCGTCTAGCAAGGTCAAGACCATCTTCCCTGCCGCGTTCATATTCACGCATTTTGTTCATTTCTTCACCTTTCCGAACCCGTATCCTGTCGGAGCATAGGCTCTATCAGTACTCGGGCGTGCTGTTTTAAGCAACCCATCATCAATAAGCTGGTTTAAATGTCTCCAGATGGTAGCTCTGCTTGCGTCTACTTTCTCGCAGATCTCGCTGACCGATGGTGCATATCCAAAAAGTTTAAAGTAGCTTATTACATACATGTAGATTTCTTTTCTGAGAGCCTGTCCCTGTTCGTATTTGTTCTTAGTGTTGTACATTCTTTCTCACTTCCCTCTGTTTGGAATCTAATAACTTATTAAAAGCAACTAGACAATTCTTGATAAACTGTTTATCATTATCATCAGGACACATTTCCGCATACTCTCCAAGCTCTATCAGACGATCAGTGGCCTGCCTGGAATATTCGTCTGTAAGTTCAACTAAATAGAAATCTTTTATAGCTTTCCAGAATTCAGTCATGAATTTTTGAATATACGGAATATCCTTTGCTTCTACTTTTATTTTTACCGTCTCCTTTGAATATTGTATACAATATACTGTATACGCTCTATTTAATTTTATTTTATAAATATAATATATTTATATTATTTTAATATAAAGTAACCCACAGTAACCGAGATGTAACCGTACTAATTCGTGTAAACCATTGATTTTACAGGTAGATAACCGAGTAACCGAGTAACCCTGACTTTCTCATATAGGGAAACTTTTATACTCAATATGCACATATAAATACTCATATATATATATGCAGAATCAAAGGTTACCTAGGTTACCCGGTTACCTTTTGGACGAATTGTTTATCAATCAAACACAATATCGTCCGTAATCTCAAAATTATCATTGCAATTCACGAATCCTTTTGGAATTTCGTCTACAATTTTCAAGAACACGCATTTAGTGACAATTCCATCCAGTTTCTTCGCCTTGGTCGGATAACCTCTGCTGTCGGTTTCCACAAGCCCCTTCTTAACAGCCCATGACAAGAATGCCTTTCTGGAGAATCTTCCAATTTTGCACAGATCATCAAACGCTGCGCTATAAATTATTGCGGTTGATGTCTTCTCTACCGGATCATTGTCAATAATTCCCCATCTTTCTGTTTTGATATCTGGGTTATCATCGAACTTAATTCCGTTCATAGCAATCTTGTCAACCACGAACCAGTAAGCGCGTTCATTTTCAGACACCATTTCTTTCTCTGTCAGGAGACTCTTTGCAGTTTCAATGTCAATGTACTGACCATCATGGAATAGCTGATCTGTTGCAATCTTATCTGCTGCCAGAATGATACTCATAGATATACTCTGCTTCTGCATCTTGTCATCGTCCTGTATAAGCCCCTGATAGTGCTTTTGCAGGGCTTTTATATCATCAATGGACATTTCCTTGACTGCGTTCACAAAGTCGATTCCTGCATATCCGTAGTTCTTTTTAAGAGTATCTGCGGTAAGCTGTGGATCATCAAATATCTTTTCAGAACACTCGACCTCAATAATTCGGTTAATTGCTCCGCCTTGGCTGACGTATCCAGCAAGCGGACGCTCACCATTGGTCAGAATGCAGTTCTGCCAGCGGTTCTCCCGGCTCACGCCCAGTTCTTTATTAGAACGGCTTTTTCCTTTTCCTGAGCACAAATCGTATACAATCCCTTCAAAGTTATCCCTGATCTTGGCAGATACCTTGGAAGTATCATCCAGAATTAATGGAAGATTGTTGAGCATATCAGACTTTGCTTCCAGAGCCACATCTGTTGTCTTGAAGTCTCCTATGTATCGTGATTCGCCTGGATTCGCCCAGACAGAAGCCCCTAACATAAGTGTTACGGTCTTGCCGCCCTCAGTTTCTCCCCATAGGTCCACAAAAAATGGAAGGGCACCAACAAGCTTAATCAGAATACTGGCGAAGCTTGCAGCTAACATGATTTTGGGCTCTATTCTTCCAGTAGCACGAACCTTCTTCACGTGTTCATACCATTCTGTTCTGCTGCCGCCTACACTGATACTTTCATACAGTTGTCGGAACCGCATATCTCCATCGAACACAATATCCTTGTCATATGGAAGAAAATAATCCCTGATCCACCCGATTTTGCTAGAGGAATACTGAATGTTGATATAATCGTCATTTGCATTCTCAACGTCTGACAGATACCGTACAAGAAACTTCGCATTCTCTGAAGTTACTGAAATCCCAAGTGCAGATAATCCAACGATTTTAGTAGATGATGCAACCATGGTTTTCGGCACAATAACCTCGGACCATTTATTATTCCTCTTATAGATTAACTTTATCTGTTCTTCTCCGGTCTCCAGATTCTTCATTCGTTCAATCGGAAGTATAGGATGATAACAGGCTATAATGTCCGGCGATCCTGGATTTGTATTTGATATTCTGATTCCATCATCATCCGCCACCCAGTTGAGACATTTCATTCTGTCATATTCACAATCAGAGAAATTAGTCCACTGGTCCAGCATAGACAACGTCCTATTGCTTTTCTCTTCCTTAATCATCTGCTTCTGTACTTTTGTGTAAGCTTTAAGCAAATCCTCAAATTTTTTCTTTACGCCAAGCTCCTTGGCTCTGTCCAGAAGAGTCAGCGTAAGACGTGCCTTGTATATCTCGTCTTCCTGACTGAATATCTTGTCAAACACTTCTTCGTCCAGAATAGAATCCTTCGTGAGCTTGTTTATCATTTCCACTTTTAATCACCTTCTTCCAGCCCTGTTATGAATCCATGGTGATATAGTTCAAGTTGTAACCTGTTCCACGCCTCACACCATCCGTCAGACAATGGTTTCACCCTGTCAAGGATAGCCCGGTAGAAATCTATATCAGACAAGCATTCTTGCAGCTCAACCTTTTTCTTCTGTTCTTCCTTCTGCCGCATTTCCATCTGCTTCTGATGGTGATATATTGCCATTCTGGAAGAGAAATTTGGCTTCTGGTAAGTTCCCCCAAGTACGGTAAAAGCTGTCTTAAAATCGCAATTATCCATGTTCTGGACGAATGTAAATATGTCACCTGTTGCACCACAACCGAAACAATAATAGCTGTCTTTGTAGATTTTCATGGATGCAGTACGGTCACCACTATGAAAAGGGCACTTTATAAATCCTGCTCTGTTTGGAACCATGCCATATCTGTTCAGAACGTCCCTCATGCTATTCTGCTGTTTAATTGTTTCTTTATCCATTTGACAGAATCTCCAAAATTCTTTTGCCGGTGTCTTTCTTGTCGCAAAACAGAAATTCAACACCATACTTGCGCTGCATCGTGCAAAGAATCTTATATAGGACATCTCCATGCATAACTTTCTGTTCCTGTTCTACCCAGATACCATTCTTTTTAACTCTTTTCTTTGCCCGGGAATTCTCCCACCAGAGAACATCATCCAGTTTTTCAATTCCTTTTCCGTGCTCACACAGGAACACAAGTTTTATTCCTGCTTCGTTTGCCCGGATGATCTCGGCACGAAATCTTTCATGCTGCTGGCACACATTGCCACATAATTCAGAGAGATTTTGCTTTCGGTCAACAACCAGTCGAGGGTTGTCATAATTCATGTAATCCCCAACATAGAGCTTCGACACAAACCATTTTTCTCCTGCTGCATCAAATGCTTTCTTAATGCCATCAATAACTTTTTGATGTTCTCTACTGTCAATTTGTATCATGCGAACGGCATCTCCTCGTCAATTCCATCTGGAATGCTCATAAATCCGTCTGGGTCTGTTTCTGGATGTGGCGTCTCTGACTTCTGCTGACTCTGATTAGAACCTTTGCTTTCACCAAACTCAATTTCTTCCACAACAATGTCCGTTGTGTACACCTTCTGTCCGTCACGATTGGTGTAACTGCCGGTCTGGATTCTTCCAGATAAGTCCGCTTTCATTCCTTTAGAAAAATATTTCTCGATAAATTCTGCCGACTTTCCGAAAGCGATACAATTCAGAAAATCTGCTTTCTGATCAGAACCCTCTTTCACGAATCTTCTGTTTACTGCAATAGAAAACCTTGCAATAGATGTTCCATCATTGGTGTACTTGATTTCTGGATCACGTGTAAATCTTCCTGTAAGAATTACTTTATTCATGCTGTTGCTCCTTTTTCTGTATGCTGTTTGTCATAGTCAATTAACATCTTCAGACATTTCTGACCCTTTTCCTTGGTAAGAGACTTAATATCGTTTACCTTAAAACGAGTTTTAATCTGTTCCAAAAGCTTAGCTTCCGGGTACTTGTCAATAATATTTTTAATTGACATAGTAGTCTCGGAACTAATCATCTCGGTTTCTTTTGCCGATTCTGCTTTCCTGCCGGACGTTTTTTCTTTCTCTCCTGTATTAGTGGAATCACTGTCTTTGTTATCATCAATGCAGAACAGTCCATTCAAAGCGTATTTTCTGGCATAAGATGAAGCTGCACCTGTCACCTGTGAAGAATCCATGCCTTTCTTAGACTCTTCTTCCCTTGCATAAGCAACGGTTGTAATCTCGCCGGTATCTTCGCAGTCGTTCAGATGAGCTTCTGCTCTGACATATATTCTGTCTCCGACAACTTCCATCCGATCTGTGACACTTAACACAGTCTTTGTTTCTGCCAGAAGTGGCTTTACAGCTTCCAGAATATCCTCACAGCTCCTGTATTTGTATTTCCCGAAGGAATTGTACTGCCTTTTAGGGGCTCTCAGTTTTGACTGAATAATCCCTAACTTCTCATATATATTCACTTCTATTCCTCCTTGTCATAAACCACATGTTTGCTGCCCTCAATAATCAGCAAGCTTGCAATATCTTTCATTGATAAGGTTGATTCGTTATAGATTTCGACCAGTGCGTTGTATGCGTCCGATGAAACCTTTACAACCTGATTGTCTTTTCCGGTTACCAGTTGTTTCTTTCTTGCCGGAATACGGATTTCAAATTCACTCACTGATACTTTCCTCCTTATATGATTTCTGAGCCGTTAAAAGCCCATTTAAAGCCTGTACGTAGCTCGCCAATGTTCTTGCCTTGTATGATTCTTCAATGGGGTTATCTGTCACAATAGAAAGCTGCCCATCTATCAAATTAAGAATTTCGTTAATCCTCTCCTGCATCTTTCTCCACCTCGCTAAAAAAACAGTAAACATTGTCAGAACCATCTCCCCTTGCAGGGCTAATACTGCCACCCGGAAGCAACCCACTGGCACTGTGATATTCAAGATGATTCAGATACATGTCCGGGTTCTCCCAGTCAATAATGTACTGCTTCCGCTTATTCAGCTCTGACAGAAGCCCATTTACTGTCGTTATCAGTTCCATTGTCGGCAGGAGCTTCAGCTCCATTTGATTCAGCATCTAACGGGCACCTCCCATCTATCAGAAGTTCCAACAAGAAAGCTTTGATTATTCTGAGGCTTTCACGACTTTCTTTCTCATAAAATGGGTTAAAAGATACGTTTTGGTACAAATCCCATTTAAATTTGTCTTTGAGAAGGAGAACATCTTCTTCCCTTTTAACCCCTCTTACTCCCAAACCGTAGCCCGAAAAATCAAAGGTGATATTTGCTGTCGGAACTTCGTTCACAACTCTTTTGCATAATCCATATATTTCATCAATCTCTTTCTCGAACATCTTCTTATCCTCCTTATTTTCTACTGCCAGTCTGCTTTCATCTGGCGTACTGCCCATGCTGCCGAGATACCGAAAAAAATATTCAACCAGATAGGTATATCCACATATTTCCCGGCAAGCATACAAACAGCAATTAGCATATATTCTTTCATTTTATTTCATTTCTCCTGCAATCCACGCAAGGTTGCTTGCCACCAGTGCGGCAACTGTCACAATCCATGCAGTGAACCATCTTTTTGACTTTTTCTTGCTTTCTTCGACAATTTCAGTCGCAAGTGCTACTTCAATGTCAGCCCATGTAAGCTGGCTTTCGTTTTTAATTTCACTCATATCTAGCTAATTTCTCCTTATTTTTTCTTATTTGTCTTTACAATTAGCAGATAGAGAACTATAATGTATCTATCCACTAAGGCATTTTAGTGGTGCAAAGCTCCGGGGTGGAGGTTTCGGCTCCCTCCGGGGCACTCACTTATTGAGAGCCTCTTTGCCTTTCCAGACATGACCAGTTACTTCATAAACCTTTCTGGGACTTATGATATATGTGATTCGGCCACCGGAAAGGTTTTTTGCTGGCTTGTTATTCTGCACAGCCACACCGATTGGCAACCATCCGTACACAATCCCTGCCCGGATTGCTGTAATAGGAAGTCCGATCAGTTGACTCGCATCGGCTACAGTCATATTCTCTGAAGAGAACTCCGGCATCTGTGGAATGCCTGATATAATTCTCGCAACCTCTGCGGCGAACTGATGAATCTGTGCATTCTGCTCTACGTAATTATCAACTGCACTCATATAAACCTCTTTTCTAACTGATACTCATTTGAGCGTTACAGTCACGTATCATCATTACTGTATTGGTGCATGGATGCCAATTTCTGACATATTCCATAGATTCTTCAAATCTCAGCTTAGGAATGTTATTGCGGGCATTTACTGTGAAGTAAGTCTTTATATCCCTGTTGCATTCAGCAAATACTTTCTTGCCAATTTCCTTGTAAGCATTTGATTCTTTCCCACCAAGGTGAGCAATTACGACACTTGACACTAAGTCCCTAATAGCTTCCTGCTGTGCATAGTCAATAGTCATGGTGTTTTCAAGTCTGTTAAGCCGTTCTTCGTGATCTAAGAATCCTGTCGCAATAACCTGTATCTGTTCAACTGTCGTCAGTGGTTTCCGGTATGAGCCTGTCTTTCTGATTGTCGGAAGAACTTCATCCATAACCCATGATTCGAATTTCTCTGCTGATGGAAGTTTCGATTTCATAATCAAGCGGTACAAATCTCCCTCTGTTATGAAACTTGCTTCCTGATTCCTGCCGAGAGAATCTGTGAGGTGGTGTTTTACCACCCCACGGCAATGCTGTTTAAGTGCATTAACCGTGTCCTTGTAACCAAGTGCTTTCGCAACGTCAGCTCCAACAAAATACGGTTTCCCGTCAATTTCTATTGTTCGAATTTCTCCGAACTCTCCTGAATTAAAAATCTGTAATTCGTTCATTTATGCTCCTTTCTCGTTTCCTTTCTGGTCAGAATCATCTTTCTTCTCAGAAAAACTTTCTGTCTTACCAAGAATGTATCCCTTGTCAAAATCTGACATATTAGGAATCGCGTTTTTCAGTTTTTCAACGATTCTTTTTTCTTTTTCTGACATGATTTTCTCCTCTCAAAATTTATAGTCTTACTCCGCTTGGACACCTGACTTTGAACCTGCCATCATCAGCACCAGTAGGTTATCTCTGGTGGACGGTCATTTCTGACCGTTTCGGCTATTTCAGAATAATTTGCAAGGTGCAAATATTTTCATCCACAATAGTTCGTGCTGTTTCGATTTCTTTATTGAGAATTTCTTTCATTTCGTCCTTTTTCAGAAATGCTTTATATCCGCTGGTTTTAAAATATAAGCCAAACATTTTTAATTGCACCTGAATTCTTGTATCTTTATCTACTGCCTGTAATAATTCGTTTAATGTCATATCCTTTTTCCTCTCTTTCTTGCGTTGCTTTGTTTACCTTGTAAACACAGTATAGTCCCCCAGACAACATTTGTCAATACTTTTTTGTTGACTTTGTAAACATTTTATGATATTATATTTTCAGAAAGGAGGAATTAAATTGAAAGACAGGTTTAAAGAGTTGCGAAAAGAATTAAACGTAACTCAGCAAGAATTTGCAGACAAACTAAAGATAAGTAGGAATTTTGTAGCGCAAATTGAAATGGGAAGCAAAGTTCCGTCAGATCGGACTATTGATGATGTTTGCAGAGAATTTAACGTAAACGAAGAATGGCTCAGAACTGGAAACGGAGATATGTTTATACCCGGAATTAAAGACAAACAAATTTCTGCCATGCTTGCAGACGTAATGAAATCTGGAGAAGATTCTTTCCGACACCGTCTCGTGTCTGCATTAGCCAGATTGGATGATGAGGGATGGGACAATTTAGAAAAACTTATTGACATGATTTCTAATAAGTAAAAAGAAAGACAAGGGCAATGCGCAAACCCTTGTCTTTTTTAATGTTATCCGATTAGCCTTTTCACAAATATATAAATCACTTCTATCCAATGATTATTCGTGCATTTTTCAACCATCTCAATAATTTCTTTCTTATAATCCATAAGCAACCCTCCCTGTCGCAACTACCACCTACACTACAGCATATGTTCGGCTTGCGGGAAATAGAACCGAACATTAGTTCACCTTTGTTATTATACCACCGATATTCCCTCTTGGCAACTGCCAATGATATACATGAACTCTCACTATTTTATAGAAAAAAACATTTCTTATTCATCTAAATCACTCTATTTCGTTCTAAATCTTTACAATATGCTCTTAAAATGATAAAATAAAAATACCACATATAACCGTACTTTACATAATGTTGCAAAATCAGCGGTACAAAATACATAATCCGCATAAAAAGTGCGAAGCGTGGCGAAAACATATCAGGAGGGTGTTTATCATGAATGAAAAGAAAAAATATTGTAAGCACTGCGGAGAACTTATTGACGACGACTGTGTAGTGTGTCCTAAGTGTGGAAAGCAAGTAGAACAATTAGCTTCCAATAACAGAGATATTATCATTAACAATTCTGCATCTTCCTCTGCGTCCTCAGCAGCAAGTTCGGGTACACCGTATATAAAACGGAAAATGCCATGGTATCTAAGCTGGTTTTGGATTTTAATATTGGGTGCTTGTTCTGGCGGAATATATTGGATTGTTGGAATTATAATGAGATCAAATTGGAAATCACATAATTAAATAAAAAAACCGCCCTGGCATTGGCGTACCGGGACGGCGTTTATACATCTCCGGAGAGATGCTATATTCTGGCAAAACATATTGTATCATCTTCGGAGCAGTCGAGCAAGACAGAAAATTTGTTCGGCTGTTATTTTTATACCTAAAAACAGCTACATAAAGAAAAGAGGAATAAAAATGGCGAAGAAAAGAAAGAAATATCCAAAACTGCCAAATAACTTCGGCTCTATTCGGTATCTTGGCAAGAACCGGAGAAACTGCTTCGCAGTACATCCGCCAGCTACACCGGACAATACTGGCAAACTAAAACGTCCGCCGGCAATCTGCTATGTGGATGATTGGATAAAAGGCTTCACTGTCCTGACAGCATACAAAGCCGGCACGTATCAACCCGGCATGGAGCGGACTCTTGAGGTATCCCCTACAACTGACATAGATACTCTTATAAGCCGTTTGATTGCCGACTACAATACAATCAAGGGCGTCGAAGGAAAACACCCGGAAATCAAGAAATTAACGTTCTCAGAGGTATACGAACAGTTTTATGCGTGGAAGTTCCCAGAGGGGACAAAACTGTCATACAGTTCAAAGGAAGCATATCGGACGGCTTACACGAACTGCACCGTTCTGCACAATCGCATATTTGAAGATTTAAAGGCTCCTGATATGCAAAAGGTTATTGATGGATGTAAGCTGAAAAAGCAAAGTCAGATGGCTATCCTGACTCTATTCAAGCAGATGTACAAATATGCGGTTTACTCAGAAATTGTAACGGAAAATAAGGCGTTATATGTCCATGTTAATGCTGATAATGACACCGAACATGGAACGCCATTTTCTGATCAGGAACTACAAACTTTATGGGATAATGCCAACGATCCAGAAGTGCAGCTCATTCTTATTATGTGTTACTCCGGCTGGAGAATCGGGGAAGTGCTAAAACTTACAACCGACTTAGAAGAAAGATACTTTCAAGGTGGAATCAAAACAAAAGCCGGTAAAAACAGAATTGTTCCGATACATTCTGCTATATACCATTTTGCTGAACAGAAAGTGCTGGCACAAGATGGAAAACTATGTGTATATACTCAGCAACACCATAGAAAAGCGTTGTTCTATCCTACACTGGAACGTTTGGGAATAGTCGGAAATCCGAAACACACGCCGCACGATTGTCGACATACCTTTTCTGCGCTGTGTGAAAAATACGGTGTCCGGGAGAATGACCGAAAGCGAATGCTCGGCCACTCTTTTGGTGGAGATGTTACAAACGCTGTGTACGGCCACAGAACACTGGAAGAACTCCGGACAGAAATAGAAAAGATAAAAGTTCCATTTGTGACTAACTGTGACTAACGGAACCCATTTTAATCTTTCTAAAACAACCGAAATATCATTATCGAAATGCCGGAAACCCTATTAAAATCAACGTTTTCAGCGATTTTGCAAGGATTTCCCACATTTCATTTTCATTATTCTAATTTTATTGATTGTGACTAACAAATAGAATTTAGAAAATTGCGCAAATGCCTGTAAATACAGCGTTTTTGGGACTATTATATTAGGAAATAATATTTTTATTTGTGACTAACGTGTGACTAACGATAACAGTCTAAAACTTCCGAAGTGATACCAAATATGTTTATAAATAAAATTCCCGGGGTTAATTCCCCGGGATGTTTTATATAGCAATCAAATCTTTCCATGTGGCGGGTCCACAGACTCCGTCCACTTCCAGAACATCTTTCCTAGATTCCTGATAAGCTTTCAGAGCGTAAATCGTGTTTGCATCTGCTGTCCATGTAAGTTTCAGGGTTTTGCCGTTTTTGCCTTTAAAGCCCCTGGCTCTTAATATTTCCTGTAAGAGAAGCACAGATGTATTTTTGTCTCCTGCTTTTACTGTCTCTGGGTTAAACATATATTTCTCTCCTGTTTGTGCGGTATTAGGCAATGCATTTTCAGATTTTGCGGGTACAGATGCATCAGATGCAATACTATAATCTGGTGTACAGAACTTAGTTCCGGGCATCTGACTGTTAAGATAACTCTTTGCGCAGACACCGCCGCCATTTGCAATAATTCCAGATGCGCCAGAAGTATTTCCCTCGATGGTATAGAACCTGTCTCCGATTACAGCCGTTACGATGCCGGTATGAGCAAAAGTTCCGTTACGATAAAAGATTACAATATCGCCAATCTTTGGATTAGCGTTCCTTGTAAACAGATTACCAAGTGTTGGGCAGTAAACATAGGGCCAGTGCTTCAACAGTTTTTTTGCTTTTTCCTGTCCGAATGCTTCCATAAAACACCAACTCACGAATGCTGCGCACCAAGGCTGTCCTTGATATGATGGCTTAATGTCTCGCCAGTACTTCGTATAGTTGTTTGAACCGGCGTTTGCAGTCTTACTGTTGAGCTGACTATTACTCTTCTTTTCAAGGTATCCAATCTCATTTTTTGCAATAAGAATCACTTTTTCAATAGCTTTATCCATTGCAGAAACCTCCTCTTTGTAATCCTTATAGAATACATCAATGTCAACGTTACCACTAATGCCGGATACTTTTCCTCTACTGGAATACTGCCAGCCTACACCAACAGATGGACGCAATCTTTCCTGTACAGAGCCATTATCACTAGCCGGATAACGAGCAATCCAGCAATCGTACTTTTTCAGGGTGTCTGACAGAACGTTATTGTACCAATCAAGATTGCAGTAGATACCGACCTTATAACCGGCTTTTTTGATTCTGGTCAGAAATGCTACTGCAATATTCTCAATCGCCTGTTTTCCAAGGTTTCTCTGCTGACTCCATTCAAGGTCGTAGAAGATTGGAAAGTCCATTCCGCGTCCGCCAAGAACAGAAATTACGCTCTCAGCTTCATCAATTGCCTGTGCCGGTGTCAGAGCGTAACTGTATTTATATCCGCCGACAAGGATTCCATTTGACTTGCATCCTTTGTAGTTATGCTCAAAAGAGGAATCAGTTCCAGATTTTTGATGGATTCTCAATATTGCAAACTTAATTTCAGAATTCGATACTTTCGCCCAGTCTGGCTTACTCTGATAAGATGATACGTCAATTCCTTTAATTTCCATATTTTCTCCCTTGCACGTATTTTATTTCACTATCCCTGGTTTTGATTCTGTTACTGTCCCGTCCTCATTCAGTACATAGCCATCCTTTTGAAGCCTTTCAATTACCTTCTTATTCCACAACTCGGGAACATCTGTCCATTTTTTCAATTCATTAATAACTCTTTCTTCGTAAAATTTAACCATTATTCTCACCTCTGATTGTTGCAACTAAAGTAGCCAGTTCATCAAGTGCCGAATCATGCGTTGATACAAGTTCAGCTAGACCGTCAATACCATCACCATTAATCAGAATTTTACGATTAGATTCCGCATTAAGCATCCGCATCACCGAGTCAAGCTTTTCAGACATCTCATTCAGCCTGTTTGAAACTCGATTGATGGCTTTGTAGATATTTGCAATTTCTTTTTTATCCACAATTATCATCTCCTTTGATTAAAAATAGTACCGCAAATCCTTTTAACCGCCTTACGGCGGTAGATGGGTTTTGCTAGGATTTTAGATACATAAGCAGGGGGCAACACCAAGAGCGTAGCTGACGTCGCTGTAGTACGATTCCCCGTCCATGTCCACATGACAGAATTTGTTTCCGCTGCTGGAGTAAGGCGAACGTTCCCAATAGCGGCCAGACACGAAATTACTGCTAAAGTACGGTTTCTTATATCTATTAGCAGTTGCGTTCTTAAAGTACTGATACTGTTCTCCCTCGCCTGCGAAAGAATACTTTATACTGCCAAAAACCTCAATTTCAGAAGGTAAAAATGCATAGTCATTTGAGACTTTAATCGTACTGCTACGGCTTCCTACAGATGCCAACTTCTTGACCTGCTTCATCATATTCTGAATATAAGTAGGCAAACATTTCTTGTACACATTATTGCACCACGTACGTCTTGCACAGCCTTCCCAACCACCACTATTTGTACTTGAACCGTTTATATAACCACATTCATGTGATACATTATAGGAGGTGTTATATTCTGTCGTAGTGTCTAAATACAACATACGTTCTGTCTGAATTGTAATAGCGGCTTTAGTCTTGCCATTGATAGCAGTCACTAAGTCATCATGTTCGATTCCGATAATTACATAGGCATAATCATTCGCTCTGTGTGACTCACTTACGCCAGTTGCATCCATGGCATTGTGATGGATGGTTCTCTTGTCGCCGACCGCCCAATAGTCGCTAATGTTGATTTTGCCTGCGTAGTGCGCTTCAATCATCTTTTCAATCTCTGCGTCTGTTCCGTCGGCAAATGCGACAATCTTCAAATCCTCTTTTGGTTCGCCGAGAAGTCTGTTTCCTGCATCGTAGTTGTATACACCATCAGTAGAATATGGAAACAGTGTAAAGTAATATTGTTTGCCGTTTGTCAGCCCTGTGACTGTATAGCCTGTGGTTTTGTATTTATCTCGAATTGCATTATCAACCATAAGCGTTCCGTCATCTGGATTTGCAGGATAGCCCGTTTCTTTCATTACAAGTTTTGTGCCAGCCCATGTAGAGAATGTTGAACCACTAATTACCGTGTTTTCAGGGTCTTGCCATTTAATTGTGACAGATGCATTTAAGTTCTCAATCGTTGGGTTGTTTACGGGCTTGGGAGTAACGGTTGTGCCACCGCCTTTTGCGTGGAGTGTTCCGTCTTCATCTATGAATGTTGTCTTGCCGTCAGGCTTAACCTTACCGAGAATTTCAATTGTAGCAATTGGGACAGTCGCATCACTCCCCTTGTCCCCTTTTGGCCCTTTGATGTTTACTGTTTCGGGATTGGCGATTCCATCTGTGTTGCTCCAGCTTATGTTTCCATCAGTGTCTACACTTGGAATGAATGTAGTGCCCTTTTCTCCTTGCGGTCCAGTATCTCCTTTTGCACCCGTATCGCCTTGCGGCCCGGTAATATTTACTGTCTGGGGGTTTTCAAGTCCTCCGTCATTACTCCAGCTTATGTTTCCTTCGCTGTCTACAACAGGAGTGAATGTGATTCCTCGCGCACCAGTATCTCCTTGCTCACCTTTTGGACCAACTGGACCTTGTTCACCTTGCGGCCCAGTATCGCCTTTTAGGCCCTGTACTCCCTGCTCTCCTTTTTCTCCGGGGTCTCCTTTTACACCCTGTGGCCCTGGGTCACCCTTTGGACCTTGCGGACCAACTGGCCCCTGCGGCCCCTGAATCTTGCCAGCATTGTTCCAATTCGCGCCGTCGAAAACCCACATTTCTCCGTCTATTAAATATGCATCGTTCTTCTCTGCACTCAGGGGGAGGTCTGCCTCAGATTCTTTTGTGCCAAGGACATTAAGAGACGTTCCGTCGTTTCCTTGTTCGCCCTTTTCTCCTCGCGGGCCTTGCGGACCAACTGGTCCCTGCGGACCAACGTCTCCTTTTTCACCTTTTGGGCCTTGCACTCCTTGAGGCCCCATAATATTCCCAACATTTTCACTATCACCATCTGAAAATGTTATTGTCAAATTTCCATCTGTGTCAATACTGACTGCTGTGATAGAGATGCCCCTTAGTGATTCTTTCTGCTCAGGAGTCAACGATTCAAATGTTACGGTACCATCTGCGCCTTTATCTCCTTTTTCGCCTTTGGGACCCTGTGGACCAACGAATTCTCCGGCATTAACCATCTCTGAAATGTCCTCAATGGAACACAACCGCCTTACATCATTAGCCGCAAATGCAATGTATAAGGCTTTACCAGATGGAACGGACGGGTCATTGCCAAGAATCGCAACGGGCTCTCCGGGACGAATTTTCGACGTATCAAAATCGGAGTACATACCGCGCCGGAATTGTATTGTGTATGTATTGGCCATATTAGACTTACCTCCTTATAAAAGGAAATTATTCCTTATGTAATTCTTTACAGAATCAAGATTTTTCTGCACGCTGTCATCCATCACGAGAAAATTGCCTTTATTGTTCTGACTGATGATACTTCCTGTGCTTTCGTCTACTTCTGAATAGGTGTAAGCAATGCGACTTCCTTCTCCAGTGCTGAGATTCATAAAACTTGTAAGAATTTTTTTCATGATATTTCCTCCATTTCGTCAATAATTTTTTTCCTGTTATTAAGAAGCTCTTTTTCGTAATCGGGTTCTGATATTTCAAGGCTTTTACTGTAGTCTGGCTCTGGCATGTCTGTGTCTATTGCCCTATCGTAAGCTGTTTCACTTGCATCAGCAAAACGCATGTGTTCATAGTCAGCTTGACGCGCTTTGACTTCAAATGCAAATTTAAGCCCCGGAGTACCTTTTACAGTGAAATATGTCTGTTCTTTTTGGTCTACCCAACAATCTCCATCTCCTTCCTTTTGCAAGAACACATAATATTCAATCCTTACATTAGTAGATTCTTGGAATATGTCATCTATGTCTATCAGACATGTGCCGTCTTCTGATATGGATGCTTCTCCGATGTCTCCAAACATGGGGGATGCCATTTCGTAGCAATAAAACGCCTGTGTACCATAGTTTTTTGTTGGAAAAATCCTCTTCTTTGTCCCTCGGACACTTAAATCCGCAAGGTCTGTCCCCGTTCCGATGCTATAGAAATGACCACTGGCTTCTACGTGCGTACCTACTGTAACTTTTTTTGATGTCGAAACACTGTCTGCCGAAACGCTGCTCGCCGAAACGCTGCTCGCCGAAACGCTTTTATTAAACGAGGCTGAACTTGCATGTACGGTTCCTGTATAAAGATTGATTCCTCTAATACGCGTTCCATACAATGTCCCGTACCCCGGTACATATATTCCTGTATTCGTCTCTGAATAGATCTCTCCAGTTGAAGCATCTAGTATTACTTCTCCATACGTGCCACTTGCTGAAAGCTTTTTAATTCCAACTTTCCATCCTGCTAATTCGCCTGTGTTAATATAATCGGCATTCATGTACACATTGCCATTTGATAGATACAGGCCTTTATTGCTGCTGTTATCGCTTAGCACATTAATAATCTCTTGCTTGGACATTTTTCCTATGTCGAGATCACTGAGCGCTTTATCTGTATAGCTGTTTGCACTTGATAGCGCTGTCGAAGCTTTGTCTTCCGCAACACTATATATTGTATCACCATTTGTTAATACAAATGTATCAGGTCTGAGCGTAACATTTCCGTAGTTATCAATCGCAAATGTTGATGTTCCAGAACTGTTTGTAACATTAATGTTTTTCAAGCTAATTAAATCAGCTGAAATCTGGCCGGACTTAATATAGGAAGCATTTATATACAGATGTCCGTTCTGCATATAAATTCCCTCTTGCTTACCGTTATCCGTTAAAGCGTTAAAAACTCTTTCAAAATTGACAATTTTTTCAGCGTCCAGTTCCCGCCAAGCGCCATCAGTCCCAGAAAACATATATACCTGGCTTGTAGAGAAGTTCATGAATATCGAGCCGTCATGCTTTTCATATTCTTCACTTTTCCACTCAGATGCCGGATAATTCTGCAATGTTGGTGTATACGTGCCATAATAGTTCGGGATAGTCACATTACGAACTGACCCATCCACAACGTCCTTGGCAATCTGTTCAATAGTTCTACTTTTCAGTGTAAAGTTTTCAACCTCTAATGTGACAGCGCCTGTGTTGGCATCTATTCTTAATGTCGTATTCCCATTATTGTCTTTTGCTGTAAAACCTCTCGTGTTAATCCATTCTGATTGAATACCGATGGCATAGAGAATATTCAGAACGGCATCTCCATTACTATCAAAGCCGGCTTTCCATGTCTGACCGCCGTCTACTGACAAGAAGAATCCATCAGCACTTGTTTTATAAATTACTTTAGAATCAGCAAGTGTAGGTTTATCATGCCGGTACGTAATTACGGAATCATCTTCTTGTATTTCCTCTGTATAGAAGAAACCTAGCGTGTTTGCTGCAAGCTCGTTCATTTGTTTGAGCTTTACGTCATAGGCAGATAGTTTCTTTTCTATATCTTTTTTTGACTGCTCTACCGCTGTTTGCTGATCACCAATAAACTCGCTTGCATCTTCTTCAGCACTCTTTGCGCTACAACTCCATGATGTTGAACCGCCGAACACGAACTCTATATCTGTCACAAACGATCTAAAGACACGATTCTTTGTATCAATAAATTCAACTGGATCGCCAAAAGTGGCGTATCCGTTGGCAATTCCGTCACATGAGAAAGGACGCATTCGCAAACCGATTAATTGATTTCCAATAGCTTCGACTCCTGCCTGTGCATTGCCCGACAATAGCTGATTGTCAATAGTAATCACATAGCCGTTCTGACCTGACATATATTCGGTCTCATCTTCTACATATTTGACACCTGTTACAATAACATCGTCTACGTCATATTGTAGATTCTGAATTGAAAATAACGCGTGATAATCGTTATTGCTTAACGTACCACCATCAATCACAGTCCCCATTGTCCATGGATTAAGCGTGCCGCCATCCAGATCATCACCATTTGTCCAGTTCTTTACTGCTCCACCATCGTAAATAGTCGTATTGGTAAATGTCTTATCAAACGTAATAATCCTGAGTAAGTCATTTTCGTCGATTCTTGCATTTCCACCGGCTATCCCGGCACACATTCCGATTACTGTACGGTATGTCGCATTAGATGGCGCTTTCTGAATCTGAAAATCCGCATTTGGAAACACTGCATCTCCAAGAGTGATTCCACATTGCTGACAGCATTTCGAGAGCAGTTCCTTGACCGTACAAGGAAAAGACAGATTAGAATCATATGCCTTATCAGCGTTATGCATTTTATCTAAGAGAGAAAGACTTATTTCGCTTGCTGTTGCGGGCTTTTTCGATACAATATAAGTACCTCTCTTTATAGTTTCTATCCTGTCAGATAACTGCACATTGAGAAAGATAACAAACCTTGCAGCATTAAAATTATATCCGTCAAAGCGTCCGTCATCATTTACCAATGATAAGCTTGCCGTTTTTTCTATTGCTACACCCACCGGGAAGTCCCCAGAGTCTGCTGAATCTACGAGACTATTTCCAGACAGATAAAAGTCTTTTTTGCCTAGCTTAAGAGTTGCGCCATTTGACAATGTAACATTTGCTGTCACGTAATAATTTCTGTTTGTAAGAGATTCTTTCTTTAACTGAGTAGATACATTTATCAAATTGGTTCAATCCTCCTTACATTGATAGACAAATCTGTCCACTTTTCTTCCCCGTCTTTCAGAGTTTGCGCAGCCATATTGAAATTTGATGCGTAGAACGTTCTATCTACCCATCTTCCCGGTATAGTTGGGTCTTTGTGGTGAAATGTGAATTGACTTTTGTTGAGTATAGAATTCAATATTGTTGCAATTTCACTCCATGTCAATTCTCCCCATTCCATGTCATACCCGCCGATTGTTCCCATTGGTGCGTTATGCATAATCAAATCTTGACTTCTTTTAGAGTCTTCTGTAGAAGTGGTTGCGAACACCGGCTTGTAACTGTCCGGTGCTCTTATAACGACATTGTCTATTTTAAACTGTTCCTGTGTCATATTCTTCTCCTTACGCTAACTCAAATGGATTTTTCCCGTTTCGATTTCTTCTCATTTCGGCTTCACTGATAATAATATCTAATAATTTTCTGCCAGATGCATTGACTGTAACATTATAGGTATTTCCATTTCCCTGTCCTTTTCCTGATTCCTCTCGGACAATCTGACGCAACAGGCTTTCCGGTGCTTCCAGGTTTTTGCCTTTCTTCTGATCACCTAATACCGCAAGGAATTCTGACCTTGGCGGAATAACCGCGCCACTGGCCAGATATGGGATAGTTCCGATACGTGGAAATGTTGCATGAAATCCGATAGTCTTTGAGCCAAACGGTGTTGGAACAGTCCAAGGCCCAAAGGAAAATGCAGATTCAATTCCACCAATTGCATTATTAATCATCCCAACTGCATTATTAACAATGCTGATTGCCTGATTAATCGGAGCTTTAATAAAATCCACAATGCCTTCAAATGCAGATCTGACTGCATCTCTGGCGGCATTAAACTTATTGATGATAGCATTTTTTATCGCTTCTACTTTATTAGAAACAAATGTAGTTACATTTTCCCATACTTGGGATGTTTTATTCTTTACGCTATCCCATACGCTCGCAACTTTTGTTTTAATTGCATTAAATACTGTGCTGGCTGTGGATTTAAGAGAGCTCCAAAGGCCAGAAAGTGTCTTTTTGATTGCGTTCCAGATTGTTGAAGTCAATGCTTTAATCGCATTCCAAGCAGTACTGATGATGCTCTTTATTATACTCAATGCGCCTTTTGTTACGGTTTTAATTATCTCCCACGCACCTGACACAACATCTTTGATAAAACTCCATGCTCCATCCGCAATCTCTTTTATTCCCTGCCAAGCCAGTTCCCAGTCTCCTGTGAAAACGCCGACAAGAAAATCAATGATTCCGCTCAGTGTATCTGCTACATCACCAATTATTTTAATTAATGATTTCATAACTTTTATTGCTACGGTGCCTACAACGTTAATTATTTCTGCCACGACCGGAAGCAAATTCGCGATTATCCAGTTAATCAAAGGCACTAATACCGACTCCCACAGAAGTTTCAGAGAATCAATGAGTTTTCCGAGGAATGTTTCTATCTTTAAAATCGCATCCCCTAATGGTCCCTCTAATAGCCCTTTGAACTGTTCTGCCAGTCCTTGCAAAACTGGAAGAACATAGGTGTTGTATCCAGTTATCAGAGTCTCAAATATGCTTGATAATCCATTCGCTATAGAATCAAAGAACGGCTTTACGTGCTCATCGTATAGCCTCGATATTGCATCACTAAGGTTTTGAACAACTGTTAAGACCCCACTTGTTACAGTTTCTATTACTCCGAGGCTGCCCTCAATTGCTGACTTCAAAATGTCTTTGTTGTCGATAAAAGGCTGCGCAATCATGTTAAGGATGTCTCTGCCAAGTTTTGCGGCTGTTTCCGTAAGAACCATTCCAATTTCAGTAAAGATTCCGATTAAATTAGCAGTAATCTGCTGCGCAGTTTCTTCGCCGAAAACTGAGAAAACATCAGCAAAAGCAACTGCAAGGTTTCCGCCTATTTGTGCAATTTCAGAGCCGATATTGAACATATCTATCAGATAGTTCTTTATTCTTTGCGTGTTCTGCTTTAAAAACTTTTCGATTCCGCCTATAATGTTTTGCGCAATTGTTAATCCGATTCTGGCAAATGAGCCGGCAACTTGTCCAATTGCATACGCGTATGAGTCCAAGAATTTATTTGCTGCTTTAGTGACTTCCGGGTCGGCGAAGATATCCTTTAAGGATTTCCATATAGAATCAAGGTCTTTCTTTATTCCGTCAAAAATCGGCTCGTAGTCTCCTAACCCATCCCAGAATCCTTTTGCGATTAACTTAGCCAACTGTTTAAATCTGTCGATTATCTTTTTTAGCGGTTTTGACATTTTATCAAGAACTGTCTCACCCTCTGCCAACTTTCCATAATCAACATTTTGTACAGCATCTTTCATCTGGTCTGCAAGTCCGCCGGTTGTACCCGGCACTTTTGACGATGAATCCGCACTTTTATCCGTTGAGTAATTATTTATTTCGTCGAGAGGACTAAGATATCCTTTTGCCGCCTTAGTAGCTTTCTTGGTTGCGTCCGCTGTATCATTTGTTGCATCTGCCAGCTTTTCGGCATTGTCGGCAGCATTTCCATATTGGTCTGCCGTATCAGCCATTGCATCTGTCCCGGCAAGACCTGCGCCACTCGCGCCTGTCTGGCCAGATGATTTCTTTCCGGTGATTAACTCCGTAAATGACTTGAAGGCATTTGCCAGAGTTGCTAACTTACCGAGCAAGATATTAATAACTTTCAGAACAGGAGTGAAGAGATTGATTAATCCCTGTCCAACTGTCGCCTTGAGAGATTGCAGCTGTAACTGCATTACTCTTACCTGGTTCGCCCAGCTGTCTGAAGTACGGATGAAGTCTCCAGATGCGGCAGACAACTGTTTCTGTACAAAAGCCAGACGAAGAGCCACTTTCTCCTGCTCGGTCATAGCAGATGTGGTTTTCCCGTATCCATTAGCCAATGCATATTCATCAAGTGCATTTTGAGTCATTACAACCCCAATATCTTTTAATGTTTCTGTTTCACCAGAAAATACAGACTTTAACTTGATATATGCTAAATCCTGACTAATATTGTAAAAAGAAGCTACATCTCCTGCTAACTGGGTAAGCTGTGTTGACATATCGTAGGCCTGTGATTCCGTAAAATTAAACTGTTTTGCCATTGATCCAAATAAGCCTACATATTTTTTTGCCATTGTTTCTGACAAGCCTGCTGTCTTTACTGCTTTTTTTGAAAACTCGTTAACTTTTTCAGTCATATTTGGAAAAACTACATTCACAACACTTTGAACTTCGTTTAAATCTGAACCAAGTTTTGTACACTCTTTTCCAAACTGCGCCAGTTTTCCAATTGCGAATACTCCGCCAATTAGTACGCCTAATTTCTTTACTACGCTACCAAGCCCATTGAATGATTGCCTAATTGCTGATACGCCGTTTTGCACGCCTGATGTGTCCATTCTGGTATCAATAATGACTGAGCCATCAGCAGCCATGTGTCCACCTCCTAACTATTTGAGGTTCAACATCTCATTCAGCTTATCTTTATAAGCTTGCTCCTCGTCGCTGAGACGTGTTTTTATGTCAATAATATTCTTATTTTCCTGATAGAATTTCTTTTCCCATTTATCGAGCTTTTCACCCTTCGCCTTTTTAGAGCGGATTCCAACAACTGTATTGAACAGGCACTCGCCGGATTCCATGAAGTACCCGAAGAACGTCCACCAGTGCATATACGGTACCGACCTGATTTCTTTACCGGCAACTTTGTTTACAGCCGGAACGATCATATCTCCATCCTGTTCCCAGTCCATCAAACGGGGTTTGGATTTGTTCGGGCTATCATCGAATTGACCACAATCAATAAACTCGCAAGCTTTCTGACAAGCTTCTGTAAGATGTTCCAGGGGTATGCTTTGCCAGTCCTCAAACAAAATCTGTAACATAACAACAGCTTTCGCCTGTTCGTCCAATTCTGGGTCATTCATGGCGACCAGAATATCAATAATTACTCGAAAATCCGTTCTGATAGAAAAATCCACCCAACTGATATTTAGTGAGGTGGGTAACTCATAGGCGGTCATTTTGTATACTTCTCCGTGTACTTATTGACTACTTCCTGCATTTTTTTCTTTCTCTTTTCAATTTCCGGAGTAAGCGCTTCATTAATTTTGTCCAGAACGATATAGGCAAAAACCTGACCATTTCCAAAAACAGTTGTTGCGGTAATTGGTTCTTTGAATAAATCCTTAGATGCTTCGTATCCGAGCATATAATTGATTCTATCCTCAATCTGCTTATTGATCTCCGCCATCTCTTTGCTGGAAGAAACATTCTTAACAGATTCCTGAGCCTGTTCAAAGAAAGTTTCCAATTCTTCCGCTCTTGCTGCAACGTTAATGTCAGTAGGGTTCAGCTTAAATGAAGAGAACACTTCACCCTGTTTGTTTGTGAATGTGAAAAGAAGAAATCCATCATCAATGTTTGTGTTAATTGTTTTTGCCATTTTCTATACCCTCCTAAAAATTATTCGCTGTCAGCTGTAAATGTTCCTGAAGTAATGTCAAATTTTCCTTTGACACGTTCTCCAACGTAGTTCACTGTAAACGGAATCTGATATCCAGATGTATCACCGCCGTAGGATGTCGGCACAACATGGCAATCCTGCTTGTATGCTTCGTATTTACCGGCTGTTGCTTCTTTCCAGAGGTGCACTTCAACTGCACTTGTTTTCAAATTATCGTCTTTAAGACGTTCATCAACGATCTGCTGAAGCTTTTCGAACAGATCTGATGTAGTATCTGCATAGAACGGATCAGCGTCAGAAGAAGCTTCGTAGCCATTGTGTTTAAATGTGGATTCTCCAAGAATGTTTTTAGATGTTTCAGTGTCTGGATTGAGTTCTACATTGTACTCTTCCAGGTCTTTTCCAAGACGCTCATATTTCGGCGTCAGTCCTCCGCAGAGGGAGCCTGCGTCGATATAATGAGCCATATATTTACGGTCAATTTTTCCTGTAACTGGCATAGAAATGTCCTTTCTGCCTATAACTTTAAAAGGCTGTGTAGGTTAGCGACTATCTCCAATTGATAGCCGGTTGTTACTTGTTATATTGCTTCGTAAGTATTTTCGTAGCGCACCGACAATGGTAACAACCAGTCCTGTACGCCGCTCTCCTGCGGTTCTAAACCATAGGAGTTGTCACGTGTGATACGTTTTATCACTCGCCCCTGTGAAAGCTCTGGAAACACATTTAAACGCGTCTCAGAGCCATTTATAATAACTGGTTCCCGGCATATCCATTTACCGAGATTGTCAAGGAACTTCTGAACAGATAGTTTCTGCCTTTCTTTGTCAGATGCTGTACGATATACCACGTAAAATGGGTACTGACATACCTGATGCATCGTTCCGCAAACGTCTTCTTTCTCTGAATAGATCAACGCCCCGTTGTCTGCCGAGAACGCAATTCCTGATTCTTTGCCGAGTTCTTCAAACTTGATTGTTTCATTTTCGTATAACCCTGGATACTGGTTTAGAAGTGCTTTCATGGCATCTGTCAGAATCTCATATCCAGTTGCATCTTTTCCGATAGGTTTATCCGCCATGTCTGCCACCTCCTGCCTGTGCTTTTACTTTACGAATCCATGTGTCGCCGTATTGTCGTTTAGCGGCATCGAACCACTTTGCTTGTGCCTGTGGGTGAATTTGTTTGGTGTATTCAAGATTTTCCTTTGCGGCTGTCTGACCAGAAAACTGACTAACAAGAACTTTCTTTGCTCCACGTCTTGCGTAGGGACTTCCAGTTGCTTCATCAACCATTCCTTTCCCCTCGTACAGAAAACGCCCATAAGGAGCCGCCGCCGCGCATACTTTCCCAGTTCCTTGCAAAGATGTACTCTCAATTCTTGTCCGATTGATAAAATTTCCGGTAATCATTGGCATAAATGGAACCATGCTGTCCATAACCATTCCGTCAAGGAGATACTGGGCTTCTTGATACTGCCTTGAGAACCTGTCCATATTCAGTTTGATTTTCATATCTCCATCGACTATGGAGAATCCTTTGAAATGATGAATTTTACTCATATCACTTACCCAAAATCTCAAAGTGTGGAATCAGTGTGTACGGACCGCCTACACTGGTAACCTTAAACACGTTATCCTTGTTCTCGTTCATGTACTGGTAGAATCCGTTTCGATAATCACCATCAGTTACTGCTCCACCAGTCCATTCACCCTCCCAAAAGAATGATTCGTCCGAGAATGTGATAGTATCTTCCAGAGCATTGTTAATCTGCCTTTTCCACTCCTTCGAAGGCACCCATGGGAGAATCTTGCCATCTTTATCGGTAATGGTTATATCACCGTTCTGAACAGCATAACGAACGTGCAACTGTGCGTTGTCAGTTGCGTCTGGTCCGTACTTTTTAAGGATTGCTCCCTTGTCCGTAATGAGATCAACGCCGGATAGCACGTGAGGATACCAGTACGCATCTCCTGTCGTGGCTGATTCGTAATAGTCAAAAATCGTCACCGTTTTTTCGTACATGATACCCTCTCCTTAATATTATTCTTTCTGCGTTGTCTGCTTAATAATCTGATTCACGCCAGTAGCCGATAATCCGTTAAACATACCGACCGCAACCGCTGTGATATAATCCGTTGCCGGGAAGTCCGGGATAACTCCCATCCCGACAGCTCCGAGAATGCCACCAATAACCGCCATGATCACTGGAATCCATTCATCAGAGATTCTTTTTGATGCTTTACAGCCCATTCCTACGATGTAGCAAATCATAACGATTGCTATACATGAGCCTAATGTTGAAATGTCCATAGCTTAGTCCTCCAGATTCACATTTTCCATAACTGCCCTTGCTTCCAGAACTGCAATATAATCCGTCATTGCTCTTACCTGCATATTGTAAGTACTTCTCGGACAAGTAGGAGTAAATGGGAGTTCTCCTTTATCCCATTTTTCAAGCATATTCGCAAGTTTCTTATATCGAATAACCACCTGCATATACTCTGCCTTAAAGCGTTCCTTGTAATCTGCACTATTCATCATTTCAACAGTCTGTTTTAATTCCATCATTTCTATCACACTCCTGCATACAATATTGGTATTCCATCATCCGTCCTTACTCCCATCAGAAGCGGCAAAGCTGTCTTAAGAAGCAAGTCGTTCGTTTTCTGTGCATCTCCGGCGGCGGCATATACCGCACTCCATTCCTTTGCACTCGCTCCAATCTGCTGAGGTGTGGCGTAGGAAATGGATTCACTGCCGGAGGATACAGAGGTTACTGCACCGGCTTTGATGTTCCCGACATTTGTGTCGGTAAGATTTGTCGAAGCCTGATTGATTGCGTTCTTCTCAGCAAGTTCAATCTGATACATTAATTCAGCCAATGAACAGACTGCCTTTTTGATACGCTTCTGTGAGCGTTCGTTTGTTGGCAGTCCGTCCACCAACCTGTCAAATGTCATTGTATCCACAAAATCACTGGCTCTTTTTGCCAGTCGTGGAAAGTCGGTTTCTGGCACGACATTGCCGAATGATTCTGTATAGAATTTATAATCTGCATAAGCCATGCCAGTCACCCCCTACGTTTATGATTTCGCTGTTACGCTTGCACTTCCGGCATTCAGTGCCTTGTATGTTCCGTCACACTCAACCACTGTAATCTTCTGCCCGGTTGCTGCCTTAATGTCGGCTTTTCCGTCCCATGTAGTCCAGTTTCTGAGATTCTGGCCATAAGTTACAGCTGTTTCAGATGCACCAACTTTGTACTTGTACACATTGTTAGCGTTTTCTTTAGCCGGGTTTACAGTGATTTTTGTATCACCAGTTGCTGTTCCTGCCGCAGATATTACTGTCAGAGTGCCAAGCGTTGGTGTCTCATCAATGGCAATTACTGCGATTGCATCAATGTACTCCGCAAAAAGAGTCAGTCCCATAACTGCGAACGCTTCGGAAACTGCTGTGTGGTAGTTGCCCTGAGTGTGGAATCCGATCAGGTTTGTCTCGCCAGATACGGTGTATACAAGCCCTGCTCTTGCGAAGTCAGATTCGTTCGGGTCAACATAATACAGAACGATGTTCTCGACAGGTGTTGCAATAACCTGTCCTCTCGGGATTTCGCTGTCAGACAGTAAAAAGATTGTGTTGAATCCCATAAAGTCTTTCATGTACTGAAATCCGAACTGGTTCTGAATAGTAATTTCAGCTGCTCCGAGGTATTCATATACGTCCAGAATGTTGACAAATCCAGCGACGCCAGTCACATTTCTGTGCATCTGCTTGAATTTGTTCTCAACACGACCCTTAGCCATTGCCAGAGCCATCTGGAATGTAGTTTCTGTGGAAGTAAGTGTACCGGTTTTCAGATAGTCATAGAATCTTCCGGTAACATCAGTCTGAAGCTGGAAAAGGAATTCATCATCGGTCATCTGAACAGCGTTCTCGTAACCGTGATCCTTAATCGCTTCGATAGATACAGCCTTTGCGTACTTCTCGATAGTCATTTCCGCATAGGGTTTTTCTTTTACAACGAATTTGCTGTAAGGGATTTCCTCGCCCTCACCAACTTTTCCGCTCTGTAAAGTACCCTCTGCATATTTTGATTTAAGAACCGCTCCGGGCGTCTTTTTGATTGGACGCATGATACCAAGTATTTCACGTAAGTGTTCCCAGTTTCTTTCGAATCTGGTAACAAAATCAATCTCACGTGCTTTTACCTGAATATCATTTGTCATAATAAGATTAGCTTTTGCTGCCATATAAAATCCTTTCTACCCATAATTAATTATTAAGGCATTGGGTTAGCGGCTATACTCTGGTGTATAGTCGGTGTAAAAAATCACTGGAATAACTGGATATTCTGAGCAATTGCAGCCTGTCTCTCGGACGGGTCTTTGATCGCTTCGATATCTTTTTTAGTCATGCTTCCCGGTGTCTGCTGCTGTCCAACGTGAGTGGTAAATCTTGCCTGATTCTGCTGAGCCTGCTGCTGAGATTCATCCACAAAAGCAGATGCGTCAGACTGCTTCATCTGCTCAATCAGATCATTCAGCCCAAGGATTTTACCGTCTTTCAGCTTCAATCCTGCTTCTTTAATGTCCGTCATAACAGACTTCTTTGCCGCTTCACTAGAAAACTTAACATCGTCGAGTGCCGCTTTCAGAGCATCTGAGAAATCACGGTCATAGATTTTTGCATTGAATTCTTTCTCTGCATCTGCCGCTTTCTGTTTCCAAGTCTCTAACTCGGTCTTGACATTTGCCGGGTCGATACCGTCAAACCCTTTCAAGGTTTCTTCTGCTGTCTCGGCGCGTTCTTTCCAGTTATCACGTTCACCCTCGATTTTTGACAGGGTTTTTGCTACTTCCTTCGCATTTTTGTAATGCTCGGAGAGTGCCTTCTTCACATCTGCCTGTTTGTCCTCCGGGATCTCAATTCCAAATGATTTTAATGTGTCAATAAGTTTCTGCATAACATCCTCCTGGTCGTGTTTATTGACCTGCCGCCGCAGGTAAATGGATTAAGCCAGTTAGACCACTGGCAAGGTAATTACAGGAGACGGATTTGAACCGCCGTTCTCAAGGGTATGAACCTTGTGAGATTCCACTTCTCCATCCTGCCATGTACATATCTGGAAGAACCATTTCAGCACGTTCACTTATTGCCTACTTTAAGGGAGACCACTTTGCAATCCGATAGGCAGCAAACATGTCCGGAACTCGGAATCACATTCCCATGCGCCGCCCTGCGCTATTCCCACGCCAAACTTTCAGGCTCCAGACAAGCGGAACGGATGGATTCGAACCATCAAGGCCTAGTCTACAACCAGGCCGTTCCCAGTTACTTGCACATTCCGAATAACCCGGGTTCCCGGGTTAGCAAGGTGTTTAACGTGTCATGCCTGCCACGAGTTGTTTCGGGCGCCTGTCCGCCCATTTACCTTTTACAAGGAGGTGCGTACTGCCTATGCGAGCGAGCAAGTCATATAGACAGTAATGGCACGTGTCGGAAATTGCATCCGCTTTTCAACCTCCAGATTCCGCCCGAATCTGTTTCTGTTAAGGACACGTACCCGTGAAAGGAGGAATCAATGAAAAAAATGTCTATGTCAAGTGGCGTCAACCACTTACGAATCTTCCCTATGAATATATTTTACCACAGAACTTTCAAAAAGTTGTGGTACATGTTTTAGCTAATTAGAGCATATCCCGAAGTTTTTCCACGTATCTCTTGACAAGATCACGTTCTTCCCGGCACTCCGCATCCTTGGACATATCGCTCATTTCTGTAGTGAGTTCATCCAGATGTTCTTCCAGAGCGGCAAGCATCTTCCTTTTGCAGTCCTCAGACTTGCCGGAACGATAGCTCTGTTTCTGCGTCATATAGTCATCGTAAGCGTCTCGCCCATCAGAACGGCTGTAATGTCCTCTAACATAATGCTCACCGCGTCTGGCATAAGAACTACCTCTGTCGTAATCCGGCATCATTCTGCCATCATTTGAGCTGTATCTCCCCATGCTGTCGCGCTTTCTTCCACGTTCGCTGTAATCGTCATTGTAGCCGCCGCGCATCTCATCAAGGACAGTGTTGTAGTACTCCACTTTTTTGTCCCAGTACTGTGTATTCTTGATATCTTTGTACATGTCAATCAGCTTATACGTCATATCCAGATTTCCAGTGGTCAGTCCACTGTCAGCGATTTTGGACAGTTCATCTTCAATTCTTGCGCATAAATCTTTAATATCTCTCATAACTGCACCTCCTACGCTTCTCTGGTTACAACAATGTTTGCGTTTGCAACAGAAATTGCCTGATCGCTAGTGTTCTCTACCGCGATATTAACGCAGCATCCACGAGGTACATCAATATAGATGCCAGAGGACACATTGTTGTACTGGTCTACTGCTGCCGGTGTAGAGATCATCTGAGAAGATAATACAGGTTCGCCAGAGATTGCAATAGCCAGAGAAATAGCTCCGACAGTACCGCCTGTTGGAATTGCGATATTGCCAGAAAAATCCACGAAGAATCTCGCCTTGCACTGGTTAGTCAGTCCTCTCAGCGTAATAATTCCACTTCCCTCTCTGTGCTGAATACAGTTAGAGCCTTTAACTGCTGTGTTTGAAAATACTACGTTTCCATTTGCTGCTACAGTCTGAGCAGCTACATTTGTAAATTCTGCCATAATTTTTACTCCTTTCATATCACAAAAGGACAGGTCTCAGCCTGCCCCTCTGTGTAATACGGCATAAGCCGACATTCGAATCAATCGAAAGATACTCTCGATATGAAGTTATCAGCAATTACATCCAGTGTTGCATCCGCATCCGTAGTATGTGTTCGGGTTAGGAACCTGATATGCCGGAATCGGTGCTGGATTGATTGCATTAATGAGCTGCTGTGTCTGAGAAGCCATTGCAGTTGTGAGTAATGCACTCTGGCGATCCTGAGAAGCAGCACGTCTGAGGTCATTGTTTTCAGCCTGAAGAGAAGAAATCTTTTCATTGCAAAGATAATCAAGAATTGCTCTTGTTCCTGCGTTCTGGCTGTCAATAATGTCTCTTGTGTTACTGTTCATTGTGTTCTGCAATGCACAGGTATTCTGTGCCATATTGTAGTTCATACCCTGGATAGCTTCCCTGGTTTCACAACAGCAGTTTGCAAGCTGCGCCTGCAATGCGTTTGTGTTCTGCATATTGGCTACAGTATCGGCATTAATAGCCTGCTGGATTCCAAAGCCGGTCTGCATGATGTTGGTGTTGATTCCATTGAATCCAGTAAGCATACCGTTATTCATGGCATAGAATCCATCACACAGGCCGCTATTGATTCCGTCAAGTTTGCTGATTACTGCGGAGTTATCGAATCCTCTCTGAATGTCCGCCTGAGTAGCTGCTGTGGCTGTATATCCACCACCGTTGCCATTGTTGCCCCAGCCATTGTTTCCCCATCCGCAGAATGCGAACAAGAAAAGCACGATAAGCCACCATGCACCATCTCCACCAAACATGCCATCATTTCTGTTGTTTCCAGTTAAAAGAGCAACATCTGATGCTGTTAAATTTCCATCCATAGTTATATCTCCTTTATTGTGTATTTACATCAATCTGGCCAGATTGTAATGTACTATTTCATATTTTTTAGCAGATTCTGAAACTGTCCTGCCATCTGCTGAACTTGGTTAAGTTGCTGTTGGGAAATCTTCCCAGACTGTAACATCTTCTGGACTTCTTCCTTCGGGTCTCCCTTAAAATTCTGTTTAAACTGCATAAACTGCTGTATCATCTGCATTGGCCCATTTCCCTGTGGCATCCCACCACCGAGGGCATTGAATAATGGATTACTCATCTGCGTTTCCTCCCTTGACTGCTGATTCCTGTGCGGTATTAGCCCTAACAGGTTCAGAAAAAGAATTTAATCGGTTTATGATAGCTTCGTATTTGCTTTTTAAGTCGTTATATTCCTGCCGCGTGACGTATTTATCATCTGATTCCCGAACAAGCTGTTTAGGTGGCATCTGAGTGCCTACCTCGTGATACTCAAACGTCCGTAGTGGTTGTGGCATACCGGAAACGTCCGTGGATTTTATGTAGAACTTTTCGCTTTCACTATCCATCAGCAAAACACTTGTCCCGGGCGCTACCAGATAGGATTTTGCGCCAACTTCGCCAGATACCCACAGGATGCCATTATTATTCTGTTGGGGTTGCTGTACTGGCTGAGCTGGCATCTGGACAGGCTGCTGCTGGAACTGATTCATCTGTCCTGGGACGCCAAAACTGTATTGATAAGGATTGTTATATAATGCCATCTTATGCACCACCTTTCTGATTATATTTTTGCATAGATGTATCAATCTAAAAAGTTCAAAAAAGTATCGAAAAAGTATTGTGCAATAACGCACATAGATTTATAATTGAGAAAAAAGGAGGGATTAACATGGCAACAGAAGCGCAGAAAAGAGCGGTAAGGAAGTATGAGAACAACAACTATAGACTGAATATTGTCTTTCCGAAAGGAACTAAAGAGAGGATTGAAAAGCTCGACCTCGGCAAGAGCAACAGTGCCTTTATCCGGGATGTTGTTCTGTCAGAACTCGACAGACTAGAAAAAAAATAAAAATAACGCACATATACGCTTGACATATAACGCACATAGACGTATAATAAAGACAGTTAAAGAAGACAAGCACACAGCCCCAGAAGGGGCGGATCAGGAGGGGTGAAATGAAAAATACAGAGGCTGGAAAAGCTACAAGAAGGGTACAACTTAAAAACATGCCGTTCGATCGTTTCGAGGACGGCGTTGGATTCATCCACGCAACCGGATATGATTGCCTTGTAGACGGTCAGTGGATGACCGAATACGAAGATAACATCTTTGAGGACGCTGCCGGATGTTCCTACGAGGTTGAACCGGAAGAGGAACCGGAGTGGACTGAAGAAGACGAGGCACAATGGGCCGAAACTTTCAAGCCGTATCCGGGATTTGAAGAATAGAACAAGGAGGGGAAAGAAATGAGAATCAACGGAATCGGAGTTGTTAGCAAGAAAGAAGCAATGTCCATCTTGACAAAAGAAGGACGGGAAGAAGTTAAAAACGGTGGAATTACCATAGAAGAGCTTGGAGAAATGTACAAGCTCGAGCAGGTCAAAAAAGCCTGCAAGATTGGAAAGTGTCGTGATACTTTTGCGGCCAACTACAGACGCATCCCGGACGGCTTAAAAGAAAAGCTTACGCCGCAGGAACTGGCGGAGCTTACAGTGGCGTTTTACAAATGTTACGGGGACGGGAAGAATGCAAAAGAATAAAGAGCCGAAAACCAGCTCTTTACACTTAAAATTATTGTTTCAACCCTCGGCGACCGGAATTGTTGGCCGCTCCACTTACAAAACATCCTCTGCAAGCGACAATGATATTATACCATAATGATGAAAAAAATAATAGTCTTATTGCAAAAAAAAGCCCTTGGATAATCTCCGGGGCTTTTATCGTATCAGCATACTTTAATTATTTTATTGTTTACCCTCCGGCTTAATCGTTTTGCCGTTGATATGCTCACGTTCATTTTCTCAGCACAGCATTCGAGAGTGTATTCTTTGCATCTCAGCCGAAAAAGTTTTTCTTCGTCCGGCGTGAAATTACACTCTACTAAGAACCTGTCTATATCTTTCTTCGTGAACACATATAACTTCATAAGCATACCCCTTACCAATGCTAACGCTGATTCTGTGCAAGATACTCCGTGAGCTTCTGTTTTGTTTTTTTTAACTCCTCGACATTATTCCCACTGATCTGACTGTCCAACATGGTCGACAACACTTCCAGAATCAATGAATCACGCTCTGCAATCCTCTGGAGACTCTCGTAATCTCGTTTGTCATGTTCTTCCAGTGTCTCTACTCGCTTATTGAGTCGGAATGCTGGTGTAATCCACTTAAAGATTACGGCTGCCGCCCCTCCGACAATGGATACCCCTCCACAGATAGAGAGAAAAATTTGTACAAATTCTGATATGCTCATTTATTCTCCTTTTCCCAGTAATATACCGGGATTTCATTACCACTATTCCATGTATCGAAATATTTGCCCTCTTGTACCGTCACCACATGACCATCTATGCAGAGGATATACGTGCCTGTCGGATGGTCTGTGCAAAAGTCATTGACTGTATAGATATATCGTTCTGACTGTTCAATCAGTTTGCGCCTGTACCCATGTTTATAGAGGTACGCTCCCCAGACGTAATTAGCTGACGGCATATCCGACAGAGTGCATGCCTGCACCATTAGTCCGGTGAATACTGTTTCCCAGTCGAACCCGGTCGCTTTGCATATTGCCCGGACAGCACAATCTCCGACTCGATTACCGGCAGGATTTGGATTATAATATTCCCATCTGTCCATCAGTCAATCCCCTTTGCTGTCTTATATCTTTTTGCCGCTCCTCTGGCTTTAGCGGCGTTCTGACGGTTCCACTTTGCTATCATAAGTCGGTCTTGCAGTTCCCTCAGGTCGTTCTGTTTACAGTAATCTTTGTATGCAGCATTTTGTTTCTGCAAAAGATAAGACTTCCGATCAAGGTCTTGCTGGAGTGCGAATTTTGCCTTTTCATTCGGTGCATTATCAACTCCTGCTTGCAGTCCAAGGACTTCTCTCTTTGTCTTTCGGATTCTTCGCTCATAAGTACGTTGCCGTTGTTCCTTTTCGTACTGCTTACCTTTGTTGGCTTTATCTTGTGCTGATAGTTCTGCATAAGGATTAAATTCTCCGTCACTGGCCCCAAAACTATGCCGGCAGTTAACCCCTGACAATCCGCTTGCCGTTCCATATCCGGTCAATGAGAACAGCGGAAATTTCTTGTTCTTACCAGAACGAGAGTATATCTTACCTTGCCACCATGAGTGGTTCCCGGGATTCTCACCGCCGTCACCTGTTCTGGCTCCTATGTGCGCACTGACCAAAACTAAATCCCAGTCCATTTCTTCCATGCGTTTGAGAGATATGTCACCAGTAGCTTGTGCCACACCAGTTCTGACAGAACGTGCAACCGCTGTTTCAATCGTATCTTTTCTGCCAGACGAATATGTAACGGTGACACCATCTGATACAACATTATTAACTGCCTCTTTAATGGCTTGCGTATATCCAACTGCCCCAGACATTACATGATTATATGCAAGGTCACATTGCTCGATATAGAGCCTCTGAGCGGCACTTGCGGTGGTTCGTGTGAAGTTCTTCCACTCGCCCATGGTCGCAAGCATATTCCGTTCCATGAGTCTTATCATAGATGGTGATTGTTCGAGCGGTACAGGGCTTAATCCCGCTGCCTTATATACCTTATCATCATAGTTCATTGCAGTGATTCCAGCATCCTCAAACGCTTCAAGAAGTTCCTGTTGTTCGCGCTTGGTATATTTGGATAATTCCGCCAGAATGTCCTCTAGCAGTTCACCGGATTCCTGTAGCGTTCTGATTCTCCACGCATCGGCATTGGTCAGAATATAGTTCTCACCTCTGCCGATTCTTGCCATCATCCTCGACACGATCTCAGAGATAATATACTGATGCAGTTCTTCAGCAATTTGTTCGCTGCCATCTGTTATCCGGCGTAAATATTCTGGGCTTAACATAACTACTCATCCCCAAACAGTTTCGGTTCGTCTGGCTGAGCTTCTTTGACCATTGCTACCGCTTCATCCTTGGTCATTCCCTCAAATTTCACGAAATACAACCATGCCGGAACCTTACCAGTGGTCACATACTGCCACCATCTTGCACGGTCGTTTTCTCTGACATAAAGAATGTCTCCGAAATCATAATTGACCTCGTATGTTCCAACGGGTGCAAGTCCGTACAAGTCAGCATAAACGTTCAATGCATAGATTACTTCATCCAGGCAGGATTCCAGTTTGTCTCGAACGTCCTTGATGAACTGGACTGTCCTCTGCTGTTCTGCTTCTACTCCTGTAGCTGTCTGAATGCCGCTAGATTCATTGAAAACGAAATACCCGTTGGAGAATCCAATCTTATATCCCAACTGGCTTAAAAGGGCATTTATACCGCTTATACGGGTATCTGTGTTGAGCTGTGGATTGATTTCTTGATAGAACGTATCCTGTCCTTCACCAAATACATTCTTGACAAAGTGCGGTAAATTCATCTCATTCCGTCTGTTCTCCATACCCTGTGGCGACATGGCTGATACAGGCGTACCGCTTGGCATCAGCAGTCTATCATCTGCCAGAACAATTTTCTGAGAATCAAAAATCTCTCCGGCGTTTCTACTGTATGCAATGTCGAGGTCCTTTAACTCTTCAATGGCTTCTGCAAATATCGGAAGTCCAAGTGGTGTACTGATATCCACGTTATTCGCCTGTGGTGTTCGAAGTACTCCATATAGCGGCCCATCCAGTTTTTCTCCGTTTGCCTTGAGTATTGGCGGTGTATCTGCCATGAGATCAGCCCATTTGGTCTGTTTGAGGTCGATTCTGTCACCGATTGACTGAGGGGATTTCGACACATAAGCTCTATTTGAAACGTAGTACGGATAGGCCGTCACGCCATCTACGGTGGTCTCAACAAAACGATGATACTCAAGCCTTGTGTAATATTTCCGTCCAACAGTATAAGAATCTTTAAATATGATTCCTTTAATTTCCTGATTGTCATAATCCACAATCATCACGTCTGCCGGAGTAAATATGTCAAGGCTCTCACCGTTCGGTTTGATGAATACCGTTCCATAAGCACAGCCATATTCTACCCAATGCCGGATCTGGAAATATACCTTGTCAATCTGCTCCTGGAGCCATGTAGCCCTTGCGGAACCATCAATCTGAATGCCAATCGCCAGTGTTGCGAGCCGTGCTGTCTCTGAGCAGACGGACTTTGCAAAGTTAATCGTCTTGATGTTATTCTTATCATCTAACCATTCCGGCACACCCCTGTATATGTTCGCACACCGGTTAATCAGTGATTCCATCTCCGGGAATTCTGCTGCCTGGATATTGAAGTCCTCTTCGGCTTGTTTTTTGAAAATCATGTTAAACCACCTTTTTAGTGTTGTTATAAGTCCCATTTAATCTACCTTTTAAAATCCATCCATCTTACAGAAGTATCTCTCACAATAATGTCTTCATATTCTACAACTTTTAAAATTTCGTTAATGTCAGATGATCCATATATTTTTAAACCGATGCTTAAGAATTTATTTATTTTATCTGAAAAGTACCTATCTAACATTTTATGCACTGTACCCCCTCCTGTTAAATAACGGCTCATAAGCATACCTAAGTGCCGAGATTGCGTGGTCGTTTCCGTCAGGATAACCGCTTATTACATTTCCCTCTTTGTCCCTGTCATACTCATATTCCGTAATTTCCTTGTATGCGTTCGGTGTCCGCTTCGGGTCAATGACAAGTGTCTTTGTCTGTAAGAATTTGAAACCATACTCGATACTTCCTGGTCCTTTGATTGCTCCTCTGGCAGGGAGTCCGGCGTCTCGGAAGTCATTCACGGATTTAGGCTCCGCAGAATCACATATCATCGTATAATCGTCATAGCCTTTTTTCTTGATCCAATCAGCGGTCTTGGAGTTGCTCCATTTATTTACATATAGCTCGTCAATTAGATATATTTTCTCTCTAGCAGAATCGTAATAAGTTCGGAGATAGCAGAAGGCATCCGGGTACCATCCATAATCTACGCCAGCGAAAATACGATCCATGCGACTGATTTCTTCATCTGTAATATCTCTAATCTCCAGATATTCAAATACGTTTCCGCCGTCACCATTTGGGACACCCAGGTATTCGTGCTCATAGGCCTCTGGATTGATTTCTTTCAGATGTGCTGCATCGTCAATAAACTTCTGTCCAAGCCACTCCGCCGGGGCTTCCAGATAACTCGAATGATGAATAACTCTTTTTGGGTTAGGCGTGAGCTTGATTCTGTTTACCCAGTTTGATTTTGATTTTGGTGGGTTATATGATGAAAAATCATAGGATTCATCGCCACCACGAAGCACTGACTGATTAACAGAACGTTCCTGGGCATCTCCCTTCATTTGATCTTTTTCCTCTTTCCAGAGGATTCCAATGTAGCCAAACTCCGGCTTAATGGATTTCAGTTTGGTTTCATCGTCCAGACCACGGAAGTATATTGTCTGTCCTGTCTTAATATACTTGATCTCAAGCGGCGACACCTTGCATTCAAATTCTTCCATCAGCCCAAGTTCGTTTATAGCCCACTTCATATTGGCATATACAGAATCTTTCAGAGTACCGGCCACCTGTCTTGTAATACAGGCGTGCATCTGAGGATTATTCTTGATAAGTTCAACAATCTTAAAAGCTACGAACGAAGATTTCAGACCACCTCGGCCGCCCTCGAATACATATTCGATATTAGGCTTGATTTGCCGATTAATGTCCACAAACGCCTTGCCGAGTACTCTGGCAGGAAGTTCATATTTTTCATCATCGTCTTTTGAAGCTGCTGTTAGCTGCTCCCATTTTTCGATAGCCTGTATATTTCCATCTGCCGCTTTTTTATACAGAGAATTTGCTACGACCGCCATGTTATTTGCGTCTTCATCAGCAATCCCCATTTTTGCAAGTTCTTTTTTTGCAGCAGTCGGGGCAGGGTTCTCGGCTATCATTTTTGCTAATTCAGAAAGGGTTTTCTTTCGACGACGTGCTTGACCTGACGCAATGCCACCTTTTTTTGCAATTCTCGCCTGTTCCTCGCCTGTTCGAAACTGTGTGGCCACCCCATTATTTAAATTCTGATCATTTGCCATCCTATCAACATCCAATCATATCCTTTCTGAATTAAGCTATAAAATCCCATAGTAATACTTCTGAGTATATTCTATCACAGGTTGGTGGAAAAGTTGTGGTACATGTTTGAGAAATTTTGCGCTAAAAAAGAGCCGGTAAATACCGACTCTCTAATTTTATTCATTGCTTTGTAATTTTCTGATTACCTCGCCCTGATCTCCCGGACACCCCATGAAACATTCCGGGCAATGTTCATAGAACGCACATCTGATGCAGTCATGTGGACTAATTGATCTGCAATATTGATGTAGCACTGTGAACGCTGATACGGCGAGTTGCGGGGTTATGTCTGGTGTGAGCTTGTCTGACATATTTATCGCTCCTCTCTTACCATCTTCAACGTAAACTCTGAAACATTTGGATATGAGATCGCAAACTCTTCTTTTCCATCCATTTGATTCATAAACCATTCAAATACAGAGGCAATTGCCATATCGGTTACGTCTTTTTTCTCACCAACCCATAAGCCTTTTTCTTCGTTTACATTCCCATAGTAGATAGTATTTGTAATAGGGCTAGCGCCCATTGCTTTGATAGTTTTACTTGCCATTCTTCATCTCCTCCAACTTCTTCTCAGCTTCCTCAGGGGTGAGAAACCATGTTTTTCCGTATTCTACGTCAACGCAAATAACGTTTGGGGCATAAATACTGTCTTTATCGCACTGTACGAACCATCCTCTTTGTGAAAATACAATGCTGTAAACTTTTTGATGATACACTCTGTTATTTGCTTTATATCCATTCAGAACATTTAAATCGTAATTCACTTTGCTCGGAATCTTATAAATATCATCTCCAATCTTACACGGCAGCCTCACAAACAAACCCTGTTCTTCAAGTGTCAATCTCTCCATCTACTTCACCTCTTTTACTTCTTGATATATGATTGCCAAATTAAAATCGCTTCTGATAAATCTCAGCGTCAGTTTATGATTTACAGCATTCCCGAGCTGATCGTAAATCCGGTATATATCCTCTTGGTCAAAGTTTGTACCAAGATATCTGTTAAGGCTTGATATTAGCTGGTCTCTCCATTCACAGTTCCTTTTACACGAACTGTATGGTTCTCCTTTTGCCATTGACCTCGAACACCATTCGAGTAGCTTACAGATGATATCTTCTTTATCAGTACAATTCTTTGCCGTAAAATATACATTTCCTTTTTTGGAAAGGATTATTTCCCCGCATCTGTTTATGTAGCTTTCAGGGAAGCATTCCATGAGATTAAAAATTTCGTCAGTCATCTACTTCACCTCTTCCATCTGACTTTCTACAGTGTCTGCAAGCAACTTCAAGGACTTAATAAACGAGTCAATCAATGTTCTGTCTGGGTTTTTAGCAAATGCCATGACAAGGTTTATAGCATCTTTGATCTTCTTCTCATATTCAATTACGTCTGATGCTTCTACTAATTCATATCCCAGTGTAAGGCTGGCATTTCTTGTTAGTTCTTTATTGCTATAGAACTTTAATATATCCGGGATCTGCTGTTCTTCAAAAGGATATGGATACACTTCTTTTCCGCCGTACCATCTATATCCTTGTTTCTTTGCTGCTTTCAGAATATTTTCGTACTCTTCATGCGTTCTGACTAATACACATTTATTTGTCAAATCGATCATCTACTTCACCTCCTGCTCAGAAAGTGGCTCGAATCTTTTCTTCTGCTTTACATGTGGATATTTCTTTCTATCCACATCACTCGTAAACATACTTAACGGTCTGCACCATGTCACAAATGGGTCTACAAAGCACTTGTAAATCACCATAATTTCATCTGATTCTGTATGAACAGCAATATCATTTACGATGTAGGTTCTTCCTTTAAAGTGCTTGTATCTTCTCCCTACCATGTTTTCTTTTAACTTTTCTAATGTTTCGACTGATACGTTACTCATTCAACTCCACCACCTTTCACAATTTCATCAATTGTTGCATCTCCTTCTACACAATATTTTTCAAATAAATAATTCTCTAATTGCTCCACAACCTTGTCCACATCAAAAGCTGTCAGCTGATTGTTAACACAATCGACAAATTCTTTCTGGTCAGAACTAATGCTATTTCCAATATCCCATATTTTGATATATTCAATTAAGTCGTCCGCATCAATTAGTCTGCTCATATTTTATTCCTCCCACACTCCCAACAACCGCATTCTCTCATACAGTACAGCGACAGTCTTGCGTCTGTATCCATAAAAGTCCTTCGGGTTCATCGGGATATATCTTTCTTTGCTGATCTTCCTGTAACTTTTCCGGTGCAAGATATTCTCGATAACTATATCCGCTATCACCGTGTTTTTCGGGCAAGCTGACAAGGCGGCACCGGAAAGCAGGTATCCGTACTCTGCCGGGAAGTCTTTCAGCATCGTATTCAGTTTTTCAATGTCCTCTGCCGGAATACCGTAATCTTTCAGCTTTTTGTTCCTTGTCAGCATACCGTTGCTCCTTTCTAATCGTTTGGGTGGTGCTTATCGTACATGATCGCTGCACATGCAAGACCGGCCACTCCGACTATGATTCCAAGGGTGAATCCTAATAAGAATGTAATCATGATTCGTCCTCCCTATAGCGCTCCGGCAATTCCATCCAGGCGTTGACATATAAATCATTACCTAAACAAGATATTAAATCGTCACCGGCGTAAAAAATGCCGTTGCCATCTTTATCTCTTTCACATCTTCCGATTATTGGGATTGAGTAATTCGCAAAAGAGAGAAGAATATAATCATCTGTTTCTGGCAATCTCTCACTGACCGGAATCCAACCATTTTCTTTCTCATCCTGCTCCAGATCAGCCAGAAGCTGCTCAATCATATTTTGAATAACTTTGGCATACACCCCAGCGTATTTGTAGTAGTCCGAATATTTATCCTTGTACTGCTTTAATCTATCTTTGATATGACTCATTCTTCCACCTCACTATCTGCTGGTATCTGATAATCAATATGTCCATTTACATAGGCTTCCTGAATCATATCCAGTACCTTCATGGCTTTTTCTTTTGATGAATAATGCCCGATAACATAATCATCGCATGAATATGAGCAGAACATCTTCGTTACCCCTCCAATATCCACCATGGTGTTGACTACGATTGAATTGTTGAAATTGATTAATGTTTCTTTATCCTGACTTCTGATTAACATTTCGCGTCCTCCTTGCCCGCATACATTTTCAACTGCTTCATCTTTTTAATAAACAGTTTCATTTCATATCCTGTAAGACCAACACAAGTATTTCCAATCCCTTTATCATCTCCTAAATCTGGATCATATGACTGCAAAATATGTCCACCAGATTTTTTGTGTCCAATGAAGACTTTTTGTGTAAAATTATATTCCTTATCTTTTCTTTTATACACACACCCATACTTGTCTTCTTCTTCTTTTACAAATCCAATTTCCGCTAATTTCTCATCTACTGTTTTAAATAATTTCATTTTGTGTCCTCCTTGTAATTCTCAATCTCATTGCAGTTAGATTCATAAGGCTTAGGATATACCGTATATCCACACTTCGTACATTTGATTTGTGGTGGAAAGTCTCTACTCCATTCCATGTTTCCACCACATTTTCTGCAACGAATGTATCTCTCTACTTTCTTTGGCTTCGTCTTGAAAAATGAAGTGTAATTATTATCTTTCATTTTCCATCCTCACTTTCCCCCATGTAAACAACTGACACGCTATTGCGCATTCCTCCATGATTGATTTATCCGAATGCTACCTGTCCGTTATTCTGCATGTAGATCATCGGTGCAGCTTTACGCTCTCCGACTTTCAGATACGGGCAATTAGCTTTCACAAGTGCCTCTGCCATAACCGGAACCACACTATTTCCAATTCTTGCTACCTGTTTTGCAATCGGGTAATTTCTCCATTTATAGTCTCGATCAATGATGTAATCTTTCGGAAATCCCTGCATCACCTTTAATTCTTCCGGCTTTAGCATTCTGAGAAAGATATCTGAAATAATGTATTTTTCTCCATGGATATCAACCAGAACATTTACTAGCCCGAATCTATCTTTTGTGGTAATAGTCCCGAGTGGCTCATTAAGTACCTGTCCGCATCCTGTCCCATAATATTTGACCAGAAAAGCGGATATCACACCGAAGTGACCGGGCGATGTGGTTATTGTATGCAATGGCTCATCACATCCTTGACCAATTCCAGTCTTGTAATACTTCGTGATAAAAGCTGTCACGAGACCATATCTGTTTGATGTATCAATAGTCTTAATTGGCTCAGTCAGTAATTGCCCTCTGGAATCGCCTTGCCTGGTTTCTCCGTGATATTGAATTATGAATGCTAATGCATCTTTATTCTTCACAATGTAAGGATCTGGATTATCAACGATATATTTTTTGATTCCATTTGCAATACGTTTCTGTGTCGCTTCTGCCAATGGTTTTGGACGGTCAAAGATGCTTTTGCCTAGGTCTGACCAATCAATGTAGTCTCCGCATTGTTCATATGGTTTTAATCCATCTGTGCCACATTTATTATGCGTTGCTTTTGGCCATACTATCTGTTTTCCATCCCTACGGAACACCGCATACCAACGCTTTCTTGTAGTCGGTGCTCCATAATCCGCAGCTACCATTTCCCGGCTATCAAATTCATAACCGATATTTTCCATTGCTGAAATGAATTTTCGATAATCTTCGCCAGCTCTTTCCTTGATCGGATGTCCTTTCTCATCGAGTGGCCCCCATTGTTGTATTTCTTCCACGTTCTCCATAATGATTACATCTGGGAGAATTGCTTTTGTGTGCTTATATACAGCCCACGGAAGAATACGAAGCCCCTGTTTCCTCGGCTGACCGCCTTTCGCTTTTGAATGGCTTGTGCAGTCCGGAGATGCCCACATCAATGCTACGTGCTGATTTCTGACGTATTTCTGCAAATCTACTTTGAAAATATCCTCTGTCAGATGCAGTGTTCCAGGATGATTCGTCTTGTGCATCAGGATAGCGTCGGGGTCGTGATTGATTGCTATGTCTACTGGTCTTCCGAGTGCCATCTCGATTCCAACGGATGCTCCGCCGCCTCCAGCAAAGCAATCTATGATTAAATCTCTCATCTATACTCCCATCTTCTTAACCAGATTCTTATTCATCTCGTCAAATATTACATCTGTATTCTCTTCAATGTCCTGCATCATGCTCAGGACGCTCATTTTGCCCTCATTTGCCATTTTGATGTACTCATTGGAAGTTTGTGCGACTGTGAGCAAACGTTTCGTAGAAAAGCCATATAAACGCCTCAGAGCCATCATGGTTGTAACAACATTAATCGTATCACTCCAGTCTTCCCCATCGTTGAATCCATTCTCATAAGCTTCTTTCTCCATGCTTTTGATTTGGCTATGGCAGTTCTGCATAGCTCGTCCAAACGCCTGAGCTGCCTGGTTGGACTGAGCTAGAGGAAACCTCTGCTTTCGTGGCTTTGCTTTAAGTTTACTACTCACGCTTCACACACCTCCTAATCTGCCCTGCAACGGCTTCAAACTGCTTAAGCAATGAGCCATCATCATTCCGGTTTAAAGTCCGATCATGAGCCGGAGAAACGTCCCACAAGTCATTTACGAGGACGCCACGTGCCACGCTGTTGAGTAGTGCACTCCGATGCGCTCCTGTGATACTTATGATCTCGTCAAGGGTGAACTCTCCAACATATTCAGTACCTTTGAACAGCTCATACAGTTTCATGTTTCTTCCTCCTTGTCACGAACTCATATCCTGTCAGCCGGAACGCTCTCGGTGTCTTCGGGTGATCCGTTTCGATCAGTCCATCTGTTCGCAGCATATCCATGTGGCGAAGCACTGTGGCATTTGACACGCCAACCCCGTCAGCAATCTCTTTATAAGACGGTGCGTACCGATGTTCTTTGATATACCGGCAGATGTACAGATATATGTCTTTGTGGATCTGCTGACCTTCTTTATACTTCTGTTTGTACATTTTTTCTCAACTCCTTTTGTTTGGAATCAATAAATTTACAAAATGCTAAAACAAATTCTTTGGCTAATGGATCTGGGTATATTTCCATCAATTCCATACAGCGGTCATAAGCTGCTTTTGAATATTCATCTGTAAGTTCAACCAGATAAAACTCTTTTATTAATTCCCATAATTTAGGCATAAACATTGCCATCATTGGAATATCATCTTTCTTTACGCTTGCCATTTCTTCTCCCCTAAATGTGTAACGTGTAACATAAGTATTTAATTTTCCTTATAATTACCTTTTTATATAATATTAAAATATACTTTATAGTAAAATATTAGTTACATTAGTTACACTAAGTAAAAAATCCAGTATTTATAAGGGTTTGAGGGTGTTTCCAGAGTGTAACTAAGTGTAACTAGCCGTAACTAAAATCATTCAAATGGTATCTCACACTGACACATTTTTTCAAATTCACTTAATTTTCTGACTTTTTGATAGCATATCTGTGGACCATACTTTCCACATCTCACCCGTTTTCCGCCATTTTCTCTTTCCCATCCGTCAATGCAGTTCTGCATGATGGAGTGAATTTCATTGGACTCGAACCTTGTGGGCTTGCGGCCCTCGTTACCCAGCGCCTGCTCATATAACATTGCAACACAAACACGTGGCTCCGCTGTATGGTCTAACCATTCTTGAATAATTCCGACCCTCACATCCTCTTCCATAAATTCCTCCTGCTTGTCCTCTATATATTGCTGCAAATTCTTCGGAAGAATTAATTTAGGCGTTCTATCGGCCTTTTCGAAAAGCTCCATTGCCTCTCCCCAGGCATTTGTAAAGTCGGACGCTACGGCTTGTGGATCATCAAACATGGATTTCAGAACATGATCCTTCCTTGTGACTATCGGAAGGAATCGTCTATTGCCTGTCCTGTCAGTCAGAAAACGGTCATTGTTGGTTGTTCCGGCAAAAACACACACTCTTGGTCTCTGCTCTGTTCTACGTCCATATGGAGGCCTGTACGTGTCCACTGTGGATGTCAGAAATGCTTTGATGCTCTCGACTTCTTTTGCTTTTTTAGTAGCCAGCAGCTCTGCCAGTTCCACCATCCACATGCCACGCAGCTTTTCCGGGGCTTTGTCACCCTCGACTGTGTTGAAGTTGTCGTTATACCATGCGTTATTGAGCGATAAGAGCCTCAGAAATGTAGATTTTCCAATTCCCTGTGTGCCGTATAATACTGGCATGTAGTCAAACTTGCATCCCGGATGAAATGCCCTGCTGATCGCGCCTAACATAAACAGTTTCATACACTCCCTGGAATACTCTGTGTCTTCTACTCCCAGATATTCTGGAAGTAATTTGCTGATATATCCCGTCTTTTTATTCCACTTATTCTTATGAATGTCAGTAAGCATATCAACAACAGGATTGAATCTGTTTCTGTTTGCCACGATATTAAGTGCTTCCATGATCTTCTCCAGACTCTTTAGTCCGTATTTTGATTCAATGTACGACTTCAAATTACTGTCATCACTGTTACTCCATTCCCTGTACATGTTTACGTGCTCCCACGGGAGACTTCCGCAAACAAAGGGTGCGTATGATAACTCATTATATTTGATATGTCCATATAAATCAGGGTCGTACTCAATGGCTTCACACATATTCTTAATGCTCTGAATCATTGTTCCTTTTTCTGTAAAATCAAACTCCGGCTCCCTCCACCCCTGTGTTGCAACCCCCTCTGAATCAATGTGAATGGGTTTTCCTTTATCATATCTAGTCGCGCTTGATACAATGACTTTGACTTCCTGTTCAGTTAATGGAGGTGAGCAGGAGCTTTCATTCTCAGCCATGGTAGCAGCGAACACTGATTGGTCTGAAGCCCCTTTCGCCTGCATCATGCACGCAAAACGAAAAAGCATCTGATTTCTTTGTCCTGCTGCCACGATATTTGGCATGGTAAAAGCTGTGCCTTGCTTCTGATCGTCATGGTTCAAGAAGTATTCTACATTGTTATCGGCCTTTGCAATCTCAAATTCATCCGGTGAATATTCCCACTCATACCGATTGCCATTCTTATGTATTGATGGAGGAGCTACTACATATCCGCCATTTCCACGGATATCTACACCATCAATGATACCGGCACGGTTCTTTATTTTGCCATTTCCGCGATAGTACAAATGGTATCCGCCGCGCCCCGTGATAGCTGTCCATGTTTCTGGGAAATCCCCGTGTTCGCGCTGCCAATCTTCAAGTGAATGGTATCCATCTATTCCGCGATCTTCATCAATGTCTAAATCAATTACAAATACATTCTGGCTAACTGAGCCAGTCGCAAGACCTATGTTTGCATTTGGGTATTTCTGCCACCAGGCTTTTATCTGAGCTGCGTCCGTAGTTGCATCTTTACATCCATTTCTGGTAAGCGGAACTTTATCACGGTATTTTAACGGGAAGACAGCAAATCCTTTTTTAGCATATTCGATAGCTGCATCATACATACTCGGATATTCATTCATCACAAACTCCTATGAACTGATTTAATATTTCTGGATTGTTTAAGAGATTAATGAAATCTACTACCGTTTTTTCCCGAATGGAATATATCTTATTATTTGCATCGTGAGCAACGATTGTTCCAGAAGTATAAAAGCTCTGAATTATGCCGTTTTTATCACGCACATTAAATTGTTTTCCATTATTGAATGTTTCCACACTGAATCCTGCATCTATTAATTTTACATAAACATACAAGCTTTTATCCATCAAAATCACCCCTTTCAAGTCTTTCTTTTAAATCTCTGTATAAAATTTCTTTTATCAGTCTCCCAGATGTTTCTTCCTTGCAAAAAACCACATTCATGTTGTATCGGACCATCCACGCAACGCTAGAAGCCAGGAATGCATTGGAGTTGAATTTGCTTCGATATTTACTGTTTAGAAGGTTTTCCCAGCTCGAATTTTCACAAATGAGATAAATCCTGCACTTCTGATCCAATGCTCGTTCAAACTCTCTTTTGAATCTCTCGCGTCCTCTGGTAAAACATGCAGCCAATTCATCTAAATTCATTTTCCGTTCCACCACGCAGAATGGTTTAATGGTTTCACATGTGTCAAAAAGTGAACTGCCATCTGGCAATATTGCATTATAGGTATAATCACCATAATCCAATGTTGCTCGACTGTATGGAGCGGAAAAGGATTTATACCGCTTCTCCGCTCGTTCAGTCGCTTGTTCTCTGGAATCGACAAGAATCTGGAAAGACTTTAAGACTTCTTTTTGATCAAAAATATCCATTAGTTTAGTTAAATGGCAGCTCCTCATCTGTACCGTCTGGAACACTCATGAAATCATCTGAATTAGCGCGTGAAGAATTATTGCTGCTTAAAAGTCTGTCTTTTGGAAGTCTGTAATCACCTGAGCGGATTTTATCGACTTTACAGAAGGCTGCCAAATTGGTAGCTCTTCCAATGCTTCCATCATTCTTTTCATATTCTCTTTCATTAAAAAGACCGCCGGCAATTTTGCCTTTGAACTTCTGCTCATCCCAGTCAAAATGATATCCCGGATTGGATTCTTCAAGAGCTTCTGTAAATGTTTTGAAGCGTCTTTTTGTCCAGTTATCTTTCTCTGATCCGTCATCATTCGGGATATTCAGAAGATAATTGCAGTGCCATTTCTTATCCTCATTCTGCTGAGCCTTATATTCTTTTGCATAGAAGCCCGCATATTCGCCTTCTGTGATATCGCAGCTGATTTTTACATACTGGCCCACGCTGTTGCTGCAAAGCTCAGCTCCAAGAATTTTCACCACATAGCCACCTTTTGGAAGCGCTTCATAATCTCCATAAGCCTGTGTTTTTTCGTAATCTCCAAATCTTTTAATTGCCATATTTTTTATCTCCTTTTAAAATATTTGTTATAGTCATAGCACATAGAAATAGCTTCTTCTTTACTCGCACATTTCCTGTACTCACGAATTGCTTTATCATGGTATAATTGATGTATATAATGCGATTCACATCTTATCCGATAGGCGTACCGGCCTATTAAAAATACATACCAGTTTTGTTCTCTCATCAAAACTCCTTCATAACTTCAATGACCTTCGTAATATCATTCGGAATATATTCCTCTTCAAACGCTCCCAGCGGCGTTCTCGCAGTGTCGTTATGAGAAGTGGTTGAAAAACAATAGGTGTTCTCCTGCTTCATTGATCTGAGCAACCAGTTAAATTTACTGTCAATGTTGTTTTTCTCAGTTTTTCTTCCATTAGTCTTGATTCTGGTAAACTCATAGCCTGCGTCAGTCATTTCTGTTTGCGTGTGGAACAGCAGGATTACTGTTAAATCGTCTCTGAGTTTTGACGGAATATCCACCAAGTCCCAGATGCTCGATGCGAGGTCCATCCACTTGTCATAGCCTTTCTCTTTGCATCTTCTCATTTCGTCTGATACCATTAAGTTATTTACGGTATCAACAACGAAATAATGGATATGCGGCGCTTTTTCTGCAATGTTTAAAAGATATTTGACTATAGTCTGTGGAAAACTGGTCTTCACATAATTGTTCTTATCAGTGGAATACTGATCTCGCCAGCCTTTCCAATTCAAACCCTTTCCGTCACAATCACAATAATAAGTTTCTTCTGGATTGAGATTGCGAAGGGATGTGCTTTTACCACTCCCAGGCTCGCCCATGATTCCAATTAAGTTTGCCATATCTCACACCTCCACTTTGTCGTACACGATATGTTTGCTGCCTTCGATAATCAGAATACTTGCGATCTGACGCATTGATAAAGTGCTTTCATTGTAAATTTCTGTCAGTGCATTATACGCCTCGCCTGTTACTTTTACTGCTGCGTCTTTTTCAGCTATTGCCTGCTTCTTCCTTGCCGGAATATGAATTTCAAATTCACTCATCGTTATCTTCCCCCTCGCTTATATCATCCAAATATTTTTTAATTTTGGATACATTCCATAAAACACGGTTTCCAATACGAATTTTAGCTTTCGCCGCTATTCCTACTTCCGTAACAGTTTGCCTGCCTGCGTGCATTAATTGCATAAGTCCTGCTGTATCTACTGTCAAATCATAAATTGATACATTACCGCTTTCACTTGTCTTTCTCACTAATACTTTCCTCCTTATACGATTTCTGAGCCATTAAAAGCCCATTTAGAGCCTGTACGTAGCTCGCCAGTGTCCTCGCCTTGTACGAACTCTCGATGTAGTTATCAGCTACAAGGGAAAGCTGCTCGTCTATCAGGGCAAGGATTTCATCAATTCTCTCCTGCATCTTTTTTCACCTCGCTAAAGAAACAGTAAACATTGTCAGAGCCATCTCCTCGCGCTGGATTCTGCTCGCCACTTGGAAAGATTCCGCCAGCGCAATGATACTCAAGATGATTCAGATACATGTCCGGGTTCTCCCAGTCAAGAATGTACGCTTTCCGCCTGTTCAGCTCCCCCAGAAGCTCGTTCACTGTCGTTATCAGCTCCATTGTCGGCAGGAGCTTCAGCTCTGTCTGATTCAGCATTTAACGGGCACCCCCCCCCATCTATCAGAAGTTCCAGCAAGAAAGCTTTGATTTTATTGAGACTTTCACGACTTTCTTTTTCGTAAAACGGATCAAAAGATACACTCTGATACAAATCCCATTTAAATTTTCCTTCGGGAAGACTGACATCTTCCTTCCTTTTAAGTCCACATACACTCATGCCATAAATCGAATAATTGAACGAGGCGTTTGCTGTCGGAACTTCATTTGCAACTCTTTTACAGAGTTCGTAAATTTCGTCAATTTCTTTCTCAAACATTTTCATTTTCCTTTCTCTCTGGCGTATCAATATCCCAGAGAATTCCATATACAATCATCGTGGTCATTGCCGCCGCAAAAAGCTGTCTGCCCGGTCCACCCCACTGCCAAAACGGAAGGAATGTGGAAAAGCTCCCGATTAGTGCGGCACAGATGATGTTTTTCAGATTATTCACTGATACCTCCTATGATCCACGCAAGGTTGCTTGCTACCAGTGCGGCAGCTGTTATAATCCATGCCGTGAACCACTTTCTTGATTTCTTCTTGCTCTCCTCAACGATTTCGGTCGCAAGTGCTACTTCAATGTCAGCCCATGTTGGCTGATTTTCGTTTCTAATCTCACTCATATCTGGCTAATTTCTCCTTATTTGTTCTTATTTGTCTTTACAATTAGCAGATAGAGGCTTATAATTAACCTGTATCCACTAAGGTGCTTTAGTGGGTGCAAAGCTCCGGGGTGGAGGCTCAATCTCCCTCCGGGGCACTCACTTATTGAGAGCAGCCTTGCCTTTCCAGACATGACCAGTCACTTCATAGACTTTCCTAGGGCTTATGATGTATGTGATTCGGCCACCGGAAAGGCTTTTTGCTGGTTTATTATTCTGCACAGCCACACCAATCGGCAACCATCCGTACACAATTCCTGCTCTAATTGATGTTACAGGAAGTCCGATCAGTTGACTCGCATCAGATACGCTCATACTCTCTGATGAGAACTCTGGCATCTGTGGAATGCCAGATATGATTCTCGCAACCTCTGCGGCGAACTGATGAACTTCTGCATTTTCTTTGATGTAAGTATCAACTTCGCTCATTTCATGCTCCTTTCATATTTATTTTTATGAATTTTTTTTACCTTTGATTTCTTCTTTCTCTTTTGAGTTTTGAATGGAGATTTCTTTCCGGTAAAATGTGTAAAATTATTTGCTCCCATTATTTATCACCTATTGTATTTCCTTTCTCCTCTACCTATAATGCTTTTACAGGCACCGACATGCCGAGTATAACGAAAGGGGAATTATATGGTTGAAACAATCACTCGACTGTATCACTGCCACAAGATTCACAAGCATGTGACTGTTTATGAAGAGTATGAGGTTTCTGGTAACAGTCGCCGCCTATTGCGGTGCTCATGTCCATATCATCAATACACGGAAATGAAGCCGCACTGTGATGGGTATAATGACCATGGTTTTCAATGTGGTTATGCAAAAAATCAATAACCAGGCTCACTAACTCATCTGGTCGCTCACTTGGCGATAGGTAACAGTAAAGCCGTAGGTCGCATTTGCAACAGTCTCCACCGGATTCTTTGCAGTGTTGGCTGACGGCTTTATTAAATTGTAATGCGTCTATTGTTTTCACCTCCTGACTTCTTACCACCCTAGCACTAAACGGATTAAAACTGTTGCCACAATTGCTGCAATTGCCGGAATCACATATTCCATAATCGGATGGCGCTTCATATTTTTTACCTCCTTGTTTCGTTTTTTGGATTTTGTGTTATACTCTCCTTTGGAAAGGAGGTATTAAAAAATGACTTATGATGAATTTATGTCGGCCATTAACTCTGATGTTGAAAGAATCCTGTCTAAAAATTCTGCCAATATTGCTCAGAGCCTGTTACAAGGTCTGCCGGAAGACGAACCTTGCATATCAAAAGAACAATTACAAATCATCAGAAATGCCGTAAACACATCTATTCAGTCTTCTGTTCAAATAATGTTCGATTACCTAGATTCATTCGGAATGCTGGAATATGAACACCTGACTGAGCATCATGAGCCGCCTGATCTAAGAGTGATTCAGGGCGGACGTTCGGACGCTGAGAAGAAATAATTTGTTGCTGGTCTTGAAGTTGCGATTCAAGACTGGCAGCTCTTCTTTCCAATGAACGAATCCTTTTTTCAAGTGATCTACTCATACATTTACTCCTTTCTTGTGATATACTCTCCTATGAGAGGAGATTAAAATGAAAAATATTGACTTTTCCAACATTGAGTTATCCTTTGGTGAGCGAATAACTCTCCGCTTGTTACCGATTATCAAATCTAATCGTTTCTTTAGATACCAGACACTAGGCTATCTGAACCGCCTAGGTCTGCTTGACCGAGATCACGGAGTTTATACCGTGAACCGAAATTGCAAAATGTACTTTCGAATCAAGCGCAAAGAACGAATTAGATTTATAATCCCAACAGTAATATCAATTGTTGCCCTATTTGCTGGATATGACGTATACAGGATTCCACTTCTGGGCGAAGCATTATTAGCAGTAAAGATGCTATTGAAATATGTATTGGGAAGTTTGGGTATTTTTTCATAAACCATTCAAGCAATGTCTTTCTTGGTTCGCAGAAATACCAGTGGAAAAACTTTTTTATTTGGCTCGTTGTTTTCGCCTCCTTGCTAGTTAAGAGCTTTGAACTTTTTCTTTAAAAAAATAGTCCTGTATATCATCGGCAGAAAGCTCCAACAGATTGACTGCTTTGCAAATATCTGACTGTTTCCAAAACAGCTTTCCGTTAAGCTTCAACGATAATGTACGCTCCGACCATTCCATAGCATTCGCAAAGGAACTCTGACTATCATATTTTTCGATGATTCTTCCTTTGAGCTTACTATAATCAAATGCCATATCTGCACTCCTTTCTAGTTCAATGTTTTGAACTGATTATAATATAACATCGCCATTATGCTATGTCAATACATTTTTTCAATATTTTTAACTTTTTTGTTTTAAGTCTTGAACTTTTGTTTCATATGTGGTATATTATCATCAGAAAGCGAAAGGAGAATAATATAATGGAAAAAGTTAGTTCATCAGAAAGATTTAAGACTTTGATGGACGAACGTAATCTGAGACAGGTTGATATTCTTAATCTTGTTCTTCCATATTGTAAGAAATACAATGTGAAAATGAATAAGTCGGATATTAGCCAGTACGTTTCCGGAAAGACAGAACCTAGTCAAGAAAAACTGGTTGTCTTAGGAATGGCACTAAATGTTTCAGAGTCGTGGTTAATGGGATTTAATGTAGGACGTGCTAGAAAAGACACACCTAATCAGGCGAAAGAAGATTTTAATCTGATTTCAAAATTCTCATTATTAAGCGAACGTGATCAGAAAATTGTTTTAAGTCTAATTGATTCCATGCTTTCTAATTAAAAAAAGTGGGGCCTAATCGCCCCACTTCTCCAGAAATAGTTTTATGAATGTGTACAGGTATTCTAATGTACCTGTCTTTTTTATTCCATTTATCATCCCGATAATCTCTTTCTTATAATCCATAAATAACCCTCCCTGTCGCAACTACCACCTACATTACAGTATATGTGTGGTTTGTGGGAAATATAACCGAACATTCGTTCATTTTTTGCTATTATTCACTAATGTTCGCCCTTGGAAACTGCCAGATATACACCGATATGTTTATGATTGCATAGAAATTATTCGTAACATCAAAGATATAGTCTTTTCTGTTTAGTGGCAGGGCGAATAAAAACGGCGGCATGGTCTGCTTTGTTTCATGGGCACTATTCTTATGTAGGGTAGAAGATCTGTACGCATTTTGGACAGAATACACTTCTGACTCTTCGCGGATATAATCGTCTACGCACATTGGTAAACAAACAATGTAATTAAGCAAAAGCACAGCTCCTATTATAATTAGTATATTTTTGATTATTTTCATTTCATAAATCACCTAAAAACGTCTATTTACAACTAAATTTAACGATGCTATAATAAAAATAACATATTTAAACACTTTTTTTTGCAAATGGCGAAAACAATGTCTACAAGGGAATGATTTACATGAAAATTGCGATTTGTGACGATGATAATTTACGAATTGAGATTTTCAAAAATAGCATTGACCGATATCTAAAAGAGCATGGTGATGGTGGATATACATTAACCACCTACACCAGCGGAAAGCCTTTGATCGACGATGTTTCAGATGGTGAATGGTATGACATAATAATTCTTGATGTCTCCATTAACGGAGAAAATGGCATAGAGATTGCCAAAAAATTAAGAAAAACCGGATACTATGGAAATATCGCTTTTTGGACAGAACGCAAAGAATATGTATTTGATGCACTCGATGTGCTGCCGGTTCATTACATCATTAAAGGCTCTGAGCATGGAAGAATGTATTCAGTTGTTAAGCAGACGCTTGAAAATATCCGTGAAAAAACGCTTACTATCAAGAACAAGGACTACTTTCACAGAGCTGAATTTCGGCATATTGAATACATCGAAAGCCAGAACAAATACATAATGATCCATTGCACGTGCGGAATATCACACAAGGAACGAGGAAAACTCAATGATATCGAAAAGAGTCTTGACGGAAGATTTTTGCGCTGCCACCAGAGCTATATAGTTAATATGGACGAGGTAAGCGAAGTAAGTCATTTTTTTACGATGGTATCTGGCGCGGTCGTCCCGATCAGGCAAAGAGAACTTGCGAAAATAAGAGAAAAATATGAAAACTACGTCATTGGAGGAAAATAAAGTATGAGCGAAGAGAAAACAAAAAAATGCAAATATTGCAAAACAGAGATTCCGGCAGATGCTAAAGTCTGCCCGCAGTGCCGGAAGAAATTAAAAGGTGGAAAGCTCAAATGGGTTGTGCTGATAATCCTTGTCGGAGCCATCATCGGAGCTGTAGCTGGCGAAAGTGATTCAGAATCAGATAAAAGCGCAGCAACCGCTACTTCTTCAGAAAAGAAAGAAACTGCTGCTAAATCAAAAGAAGAAGCTGCTCCGATCGAATACACTGCTGTTTCCGTCAATGATATGATGTCCGATCTTGATAGCAACGCCATGGGTGCATCTGATAAATACAAAGGTAAATATCTTGAGATCACCGGAAATCTCAGTAACATTGATGCTTCCGGAAAGTACATCAGCCTCACAGCAGATGGCGATTTTGAAATCATCGGCGTACAGTGTAATATTAAAAACGACGAGCAAAAATCAAAGGTAGCATCTCTTACCAAAGGCGATAAAGTAACATTAAAAGGAAAATGCACAGATGTTGGAGAAGTCCTTGGATATTCTTTTGACATTGACGAGATTGAGTAAACCAGACTAGCTCCTGCTTAACGGCAGGGGCTATTTTTATACAAGGAGGAAATATGGCAAAAAGAAAGAAATATCCAAAATTGCCGAATAGTTTCGGGTCTATCCGCTATCTCGGCAAGGGCCGAAGAAACTGCTATGCAGTGCACCCACCGGCAACACTGGACGCAACAGGAAAAGCGGTCCGTCCGCCTGCGATCTGCTACGTTGACGACTATCTGAAAGGGTTCGCCGTTCTCACAGCATACAAAGCCGGGACGTACAAGCCGGGTATGGAAAAAGAACTTGAGATTGCCCCTACAACGGACGCAGACGCCCTTGTAAGCCGTATTCTGTCAGACTACAATACATTTAAGGGCGCAGAGGAAAGACACCCGGAAACGCACAAATTGACGTTCTCAGAGGTATACGAAAAGTTCATAGCATGGAAGTTCCCCGAGGGGACAAAGCTATCATACAGTTCAAAGAACGCATACCGGAACGGATATTCAAACTGTACAGTGCTCCACAACCGCGTATTTGAGGATTTAAAAGCTCCTGACATGCAAGAGGTATTAGACACCTGTCCACTCAAAAGAGAAAGCGTAATGATGATACTGACATTGTTTAAACAGATGTATAAATACGCCATGTACGCTGAGATTGTCACGGAAAATAAAGCTCTCTATGTTCGTAACAATGCGCCTCACGACACGGAGCACGGCACGCCTTTTTCGGATGAAGAATTGCAAATTCTCTGGAATAACACCGATGATTCAGAAGTACAGCTCATTCTAATCATGTGTTACTCTGGATGGAGAATTGGCGAGGTCCTGAAGCTTACGACCAATCTTGAAGAGAGATATTTCCAGGGCGGCATCAAGACTGCAGCCGGAAAAGACAGGATCGTTCCAATCCATCCGGACATATATGAGTTTGCGAAGAACAAGGTCCTGACGCAAAACGGTAAGCTCTGCATCTATTCTCAGACACAACACCGAAATGCTCTGTTTTACCCTACACTGGAACGACTGGGAATCACCGGCAACCCGAAACACACTCCGCACGATTGCCGACACACTTTTTCCACCCTATGCGAAAAATACGGCGTCCGGGAGAACGACCGGAAGAGAATGCTGGGACATTCGTTCGGAAACGATGTCACGAACGCTGTGTATGGTCACAGAACACTGGAAGAACTTCGAGCAGAGATTGAAAAGATAAAAGTTCCGTTTGTGACTAACTGTGACTAACCGTTCCTATTTTCATCTTTTTTAAACTGTCTTAATTACTCTAACAAAAGTCTGTAAAGTCTTGATTTTACTGGCTTTTCCGCATTTTACAAGGGATTCCGCAAAGACATTTTCTTTAATCTAATTTTATTAGCGTCGATCTGAAATAATGCCATAATTGCCTGCTGAATATTCTGGACTGTCACTGCGCTGCCTGCTCCCTGAGCCGCCACCAGCACACCGGTAACTTCATTTTTGCTGCTTATGGAAAAGTTTTCCGTATTTCCCTCATCCCCGGTCATAATGATCACTTCCACTTCTCCGACTCCTTCTACATTGGAAAGCAGTTCCTCAAGGCGGCTCTCCAGGCGGGTTTTCTCCGCATTCTGATCCTCTGCTGTTTTACTGTTCTTTCGGGTTACCGGAAGTCCTGCCACCAGAAGAAGGATTCCCAGAAGAAGGAAAACTCCCCACTCCTTCCATCCCATCCTCAGAAGCCAGGATCTGATACTGTCCTTTCCTGAGTCCGCAGATTCTTTCGAGCTCATTTTTCACCGCCTCCCTCTGTTTTTCTGTGACTGTTCCATAAAGTGTTATGGTCAGCTGAAGCTCTTTCTCCATATCTACTTCTGTTTTTGCCGAAAAAATCCCTTCTTTCCTGAGGATACCCTGAACCTGATCCTTCAGTTCCTGTTCATATGCTCCTTTAAGAAATGTTTCCCTTATTCCTTCTGCTTCTGTCTCCATACGTACCTGTTCTTCTCTCCCATAATTATTGCTGAATCCGGACAGAAGTTCTTCACTTTTTCCCACTACGGCAAATATAGGTGTACAGATCAAAAGCACCAACAGAAGCCCCATAAACAGCCGTATATACTGCTCATAACGCTTATCAGGCAGAATATGCAGAAGTGCTGTAGTAAGTACATGAAAAAAAGCCAAGCTTTTCATCCACTGATAAAGTTCTGTTCTCATCCCAAGCCTCCTCCTGCCATCAGGATCAGAAATGTAAGCATACATAAAATTTCCGCAGTAAACAGGATTCTCATCAGAAGTGCACATCCCTCTGCCATGGTGCCAAAGGCTTCTACCAGCCGTTTGTCTGATACAGGCTGCGCCGCAGCCGCCAGAAAGCGATAGGTCAGTGACAAAAGTCCATATCGGACCAACGGCCCCGCCCCCACCACCAGGATCACCAGTAAAAGCGCAATGCCCAGACTGTTTCTTACAAGAACAGCTGTGGTAAGGACCAGTTCCGTAACTGCATTTACCGCGCTCCCGATCCCAGGAAGAGCACCTGCAGTTTTTCCTACAGCACTCCGCTTCAGAGAATCCATTACCGGAGCTACAAGCCCACGCACCACCTGCAGTCCTGCTGCCACTCCAAGTAATGTCCGAAGCCCCCAGGAGATCACAGTCTCGATCAGCTCAGCCATTTTTCCCAGCATTTCTTCCCTGGAAAGATGATTCACAAATCTCAGAAGAATATATAAACTCACTCCGGGAAGCAGTACTCGTTCCAGGATCCATTGAAAAAGCCACACCAGAAGCAGTACTCCCTGATAAAAAGC